AAATTAAATAATAACAGGATATGACCCAACAAAATCCTTAAACCGAGCTTCAACATATTTACAAGCGCACGAATAATCGGTAAATTTGGACACATATTGAAACGGTATTCTTTTCAAAGGAAAGCTAACAGAGCATGACGCAATACCCTTTTTTATTTCAAAAAATTCAGTATCTTCTCCAGGTTTACTATATATAACACAATCATCGTTATTTATAATGAGCTTCCAACCATGTGTTTTAAACATCGTGTCAATTAGTGTAAATTCGGGGCTATTGTTGATGGATGATGTATGATTCGTCGACATGGTAATAGGTTATAACTAGTGACATCTTTAATACATTTCAGTCATTTATTTGTAAATATGTATTTCATTACACCTTTGGATACTTAGGATATTTATATATATATTTACATATATATTTACATATATATTAGTAAAATACAGATTTAAACACTTATTAGGTATGAATTTATAATGGATAATAAGGAGACACAAGTTGAACAGTATAATTCTCAAGATAAAAAGCTGGTCGATATTCCGGTAAAGGATGAAAACTCAGCATTAAATTTATTGGTCGGATTTGTTTTCTTAGCGCATAAGCGTGGTGTATATTCTTTGGAAGAGTCCGCAAAAATCTGGGAATGTGTGCAAAAGTTTCAAAAACCATAAATAGCGCCACCGCCTAGTATTCTAAGGACTAATTGTAATGTACAATTTTTTGCTACGTTATAGTCCTGCAATGTTCTAAAATTGTCCAATTGTTTGCCGGCAAAAATAAGTCGCTGTTGACTACGTAGAACACCTTCTCTATCTTGAATTTTTTGTTTGATAATATCAATAGTATCTTCAATATCAACATGTAATAAGATAGTTTTGCCGGATAATGTCCGTATAAAAAATTGCATATAATGAAATTACTTTATAGTACTTTCATTATGTTTTTATACCATTGAAAAGATAAAATATCTTTCTTTTTTATGAAAACAAAAAAACAAACGAAACGACAAAAACGTAAAACAAAAACAAGAACAAGAACCAGAAAACGAATCTACACAAAATATAAACGGGGTGGAAATGTTTTAGGAACAGGGGCATCTGGATGTGTGGTTGATTCTCTTTCTTGCGGAAAACTATCGAGAGAAAATGGATACGTAGCTAAAATTTTAAACCAAAACGTGTATATCAATATACCATTACTGCATAAGTTGGCTGAAATTGACCCAGATAATAAAAGGTTTAATCGTTATTATAAAGATGATACATGCGAAATAGTGGGTATTACAAATAATGCAGATATTAAAGCATGTTTACAAAAAGGACTAAAATTAAACGACGCCAATATAGTATTTCAGCGTTATTTATTACCATTACAGCCAAGCCAAACGCAAAAACAACCCTTATCAAAATCCCAGTATAGGTATTTACGAGAATCATTGGATATTTTACATAAAAATAAGATTTTACATAATGATTTACCAGATAATGTTATGATTGACCCAGATGATAATATGCCACGCATAATTGACTGGGATAATGCTTCATTCATTGATAACGAATCATTTGCGGCAATAGATTATAATGCTTTTTTACATCATTACAAGGTAGTAAAATAGTTTATATAAGTAATTATATTCACTTATATGAACTTTAATCGCTCCATACAGGTTTCGATCCTGTGACCTTACGGTTAACAGCCGTACGCTCTACCGACTGAGCTAACAGAGCACAAAATATAAGAGTATTATATCTTATATTATTTAGTTAATATCTTTTTACACCCTTGAAGATTTAAAATGGTACCTTAAGGTTGGACATAATCAATTCCGTATAAATTTTGGTTAGGCTTACTAATTGTAAGGGTTGATTAAACCGATTTCTTCACCCAGAATAACACTGGTAAATCCCTTAAAAGTCCAAATGAGAATACACCCAAGGACATATAAATATAGGCATTGTCTTTAAGTTATTTTTTATATAATAAGTATTTTAAATCGAGCACCATTATTTCACCCAATGTGGGGCTCGAACCCACGACCACACGCTTAAAAGGCGTGCGCTCTACCGACTGAGCTAACCGGGTATAATTTTAGGTCTCACTGGGAATCGAACCCAGGTTGGAGGATTCAAAGTCCTCAGTCTTAACCACTAGACCATGAGACCATGAGACCATAATGCTATTTCCTTTTTTTTCCAAATTGTTTGCTGTAAGGAGATATAATTTTTTATAAGATTTTTATATTGTTTGCGTTCTGTGGGGTTCGAACCCACGCATCTTTACGATACTGGATCTTAAGACCAGCTCCTTAGACCACTCGGACAAGAACGCTTTTGTTTATTTGCTTGTTTCTTTTTTCAAAATTTTAAAGGTTTTGATGGTTTGCTGTAAAGAAACTATATATACTCACTTGCGGGTTCGAACCGCAGACCTCCGGCTCATAAGACCGATGCTCTAACCAGCTGAGCTAAGAGAGCGAAAAAGCCAACTACCCATATAAAATCAAACAGTGATAATATTCAATATTACACCATTGTATTTTATTTGCTGACATCTGCGTTAATATATTTTGACAAAATATATTTTATTTTTATGTTTATGTTGCTGTATGATGTCTTCCTCCCTACAAATTATAATAATAAATTGTCTTTAGATTATTTTGGTCATTTAATATATATATATACAATAATATACTTACCTGATGCCTCGTTTCCCGTGCCTTGCGCCTTACACATATTATAACACTAGATTGTCTTTATATTCTTTCTCTCTAATTATGTTTTATAAGAATCAATTCATGTATTGGTCACCAGTGCCTTGAACTGTTTTTTACATCTATTACAATTGCGAAATGATCCATCCGTCATCAAAGGAGTTGATTCTTTATGAGAACAAAATACACAAACAACTGAATATGTGGGCGATTTCATGTTATTAATATAAGGACTAAATGTTTTATATTTGTAAGCATCATAAATTGACGTTTGCGACGGTTTCATAATATAATAACTATAATAAATTATATAATTTTATATCTATATTATATAATTTATTTTATGAATGATGAATTTGTTTTTGAAATGGTTCTTTTAATATTAAAAACCGTAATTATCGTATTATGGATTTTAGATATTTATTTACAATATACACCGCCACAGGACCGGTTTTTAGATATACTACAAGAACAATTTTGGGCAAACAGAGTTACATTCATATTTGAGATGCTTATTGCGTTTTTATTGGTCTATTTATTTAATCCATTTTATCCTCGACCACTTACTAAAATGACCAAGCTCACATTATTTTTGTTTGGAATCATGACAATTTCAAGAGCCAACTGGTCAAAATTTGTTAGCGATTCCCCATTAATCAAATATTTATAAGAAATTACATTCGCTTCCGCTGTGCTAAGTATCCCGCAGCACTTCGTCCTACCATACCCACATCCGTATGGGGCTTATAAATAAAAGTTCCTTTACTTTTAGTATAACATCCTATTTTACAATTGTTATACATCATGTTATATGGAAGTATCGTCGTATCAAACATAGTTTTAAAATTTGTCGCCTTATTAAGTCTATTTGAAGGGTATGAAGTTACGTTAGATGTCGAATTTAACGAATTAAGCGTTGAGTACAACATTATATATAATATAAATAATATAAGTTTTCCATTTATTGTAAGAAATCAAACATATCAATATTATTTTAAAATCATTAATAGAGTAAACAGCTTAAATTAATGTATACTGTAAATTTATAATGTTTAAATATAAATTATCAATAGGAGCCATGTTTAAAAATGAATCTCATAGCCTACGCGAATGGATAAGGCATTATTTACTTCACGGTGTTGAACATTTTTATTTGATAAATGACAATAGTACTGATAATTTTATGGAGCAAATTAAAGAATATATTGATTTAAACATAATAACGTTATTTAATGTAGACGAGCCCTATTATTTAGGAAGACAGCGAAACTTATATAATAAGCATATTTTACCCATAGCAAAGGAAACCCAGTGGTTGTTAATGGTCGATTTAGATGAATATGTTTGGTCAAAACTAGATGTAAATTTAGTAAATGTATTAAAATCTTGTGAAGACCTAGCTCAAATACAAATATGCGAAACCGCATTCGGCTCAAATGGGCATATTGAACAACCCGAATTTATTGTAAAATCGTTTACAAAACGACAAATGGATAATAAATCAGGCATACTAAAATATGTTATAAACAATTCATATGATTTTGATTCATTAAACGTGCATCATGCTGATTTTGTAAACAAAGAGCTATTACATGAATCAAAATTTATATGTCTAATTGATTCTGAATATTTAAGAATGAATCATTATAGATGTCAATCACAAGAGTTTTGGCAAAATATTAAATGTACAAGAGGTGATTCTGATAACTATGGTCCGAGAACATATGAAGATTTTGTCAAATATGATGTCAATGAAATAGAAGAATTAGAACTATATAATCAAAATAAAATATTATATGAAACTTGCAATTAATGACGTCCGCATCCACCACATCCGGGTTTGACATTATGAATACGTAAAAGCATACTGCTTTTCAAAGAAGAAGGGATGTTTACGGCTTTAACCACCGGTTGAGCTTGAACTGACGCGATATAAGACGCACTCATATTACCATTAAATAAAGTCATTTTAAGTTTAGCGGGCATATTTTATAAATAATCCATATATAATTATTTTGTCTAAATACAAAACAAATACTAATAAAAATCAAATACCAAATCCAAAACTGAAACCAATTATTGTAAAATCGCGTCAATCAATCACATCGCACTTACATGGAAAATAAATGGACAAATCATATATATTTACATTATATCTTACTGTATTGTCGTCAAATGTAATATTATAAGTTCCATCATCGTTTACATTAATAACACGTGCCTTTAAAGATATTTCACTATCTACTTTATGCGCATATACATATTGACCAATTTGGAATCCTATAACCGCATCGGCTTGTTCTTGATACAAAGGATCATTGAATATATTCAAATTTTTATCGGCATCAATAGGACAATTACATCCAGTAACTATATTTTGCTTAAATAATTTCGCACCATAAATCGGATAAGCTCTATTGAATGGTAATTGTGGTGCAACAAAATCTGCTGGTATACGACCACGCCGTAAAGGACCTCGACCTTTTAATCTATTTAAGTATCTATCATAAGAATTATGTTTAATATCACAACCTATACCGCCCGGAGTTTGGCATCCTGGGCGACTAGATGTCACTGAATGATGCTTACTATTTAAGGCGTGATAAAATCCAGTGGGCACGGTGGCTCTTTGGACACTCGGTACGGGACGGTCGCTCATTTGATTCCAACATACGCCACGAGTTTCTGGTCCAGGTCTCTTATAAGCCGCTAATGGACCTTTATTAGCAGTATAAAGTGACGCATATACCCGAACTGTGTTTTGTATAATTTTTTGGCGTTGATATCGATTTGCTGGAGTATTCGCGGTTAAATTAGTGTCGCAATTTCTATAACGGTAGTAAAATGGATTCAATCCAATAATTTTATTTGGCTCATTATATACAATAGACGTTTTATAGTACATATATATATTTGATAGTATTTTATTATTTCACAAATCAAATAAATTACTATTCCTACTTCATATAAAAGAATTAATAATAAAATTGATTACCTATGTCGCTAATAATTGTTGTCATTATTAAATAAACATGAATAAATTCACTATACTTCCGAATAGGATAAAACAACCTTCTATATGTTGCGTATATTGTGGTAAAGGGTATAAATCGCGGTCCGGTTATGAAAAACATGCTATTTTATGTGAATTAATTGATAGAACCAAAAAAAAGAAAAAATTACGTATATTAGACGATGTTGATGAAGTAATGCCGACTAGTCAACAAATGTATCGTATGTTATTAGAATTATCGCAGAAATATATTAATTTGGAGAAAAAAATGGAAGAAATGAGCAAGTATGTTGTAAAACAAAAGAAAAAGATTAATATTTTGGAATGGTTGAATAATAATTTAACGTCGGCTTATGTGTTTGAAGAATTGCCTAGTAAAATAACTACAACAAATCAAACCATAGAGTTGTTATTAAATAATACTTTTCATGATATATTAAATGATATGTTTGATTTAAATATCTATACAAATAATGAATTATGTGGCGACAATACTACTAATCACGTATATCCACTATTTGCGTTAACACAAAAATCCAATACATTTTATTATTATACGCAAGGGCAAGACCCAACCAAATATGAGTGGCGTGAATTAGCCAGAGATAAACTAGTATGGTTTTTAAATATAATCCATATGAAAATAACTAAATTGTTTACCGAATGGAAAAAAATACATAAGCAGGAAATAGCCGAGAATGATTCCAAAAGTATTATTTGTGATAAAGCGACTATTAAATTAATGTCCCAAGAATTCAAAGAAGATAAGTATTATACAAAAGTAAAAAGTCTTTTATATAATAAAATGAAATGTGATATGAAGACGTTAATCGAATATGAATTTGAAGTTTAAGTAAAAATAATTTTTATAGAGATTAGTATTATTTAATCATGACTGGGCAATCGTTTCTATAATAATTAGAATAGTGTTGAACATCGGTTTCCAAATTTTTTAAAGTGGTTTTAATTAGATTTCCATCCTCGCCCGAATAATATATATATTTCAATTTATATCCCTTCAAGCCAGGTAAGTATTTCATTTTTTTAATACAATTGTTACATGGTTTACTATTCTGTATATGGTTTATTTTTGATATTCTTATAATGAGCAAACTAATAATTTTATTTTTTTTATTTGAACCTAAATTGGGTAGTTTATTTACCGCATTGATTTCTGCATGCGTCCCTGGTGTGGTGCCCTCTAAATTTCCATATATATTAACACCGTAACTCAATATTCTTGATTTATGTAATATAATGGCTTTATTTGCAACCGAACTTACCTTACCATTTTGTAAGACGCATGCTATATGATTATAAGCATTACCACCACATAAATTATTCTTATTTTTTGTAATATTATGAGCAGCAGATTCATCTATGGTTATTTTTTCAACATCCGTATTACACGGAACACAAAACCGTTTTATAAACAACGTATCCAAGAAATTAGACATTTAATATTGATATTAAGTTAATTATTTACTTTAAAATATAAGTAAATAATTTGTATTCATTTTTTTATAAAAAACTCTTTATATAACAAATAGCTCATCCCTCTTTTTATACACTAGGGAAACTCGGGTCCATAGCAATTCCGCAAATTCCCGCATCATTTGTGCTCTCGCTTCTAAGAATCTTTACATATCCTTGTTCGCCCCAGGTATCGCTCCAACTATTCTTTACAAGCCAATACTTTTTTCCATTTTCAGTACCATAACCAACAATAAGAACACCGTGGTCCAATGTGGTTCCACATGTAGCCGCATCCAATACACCACCTGAGTAAGACTGGAAATATCGCGTGTCTGCTTCAATTGCAATTGAGACGGGTTGCTGATAAACAGCAGCCTTCAACGAAACCTGGTCCTTAGGCTTGACATCTGAACATGACGACATATGTACGACCGATGTGCATGACTCACATGACCCACTAGTCTCAGTGACTCCCGAAGTATAAGGATAGTCATTAGATGCGCACTGACCATGCTCGATAACATACTTAAATCCCCCATCCATCTGCCCGCCATTACATCCGTTAGAACCATATGACCTACCAGTAGCACAATCGACCAACTCCTGCTCCGACAAGCTCGTCAATTGTCCCTTGGAGATAGCCCAAGCACCCTCAATAGCACCCGTAGAGGAGAACGCCCAGCAACTACCACATTGTCCCTGGTCCTTTACAGGGGTCACAGCACCATGGTTGCGCCAATCGACGGTATCAGGAAGTCCATTACCAGAACTAGAAAATGACTTGCATCCATAACTTTCTACTTTGGTTTCAATACCTCCAATATACTTTTCGCGAAACTCGTCCGGTGTAAGGTCGGTGAATTGATTGATACCAAGCGTGAAATTTTGAATACGGTCCATGTTATGCAGCATAATTACGCGTAGATTTGAGCGGAAAATTTCAAATCGCATATCAACTTCTTCCAGGGAATAATGCTTTTCAAACCTCTCTTGAAAAGCAGTAAATTGTCCTAAATCATTATTAGTCACTTGGCTTTGTACAAAGCAATATTGCGATACAGCAAACATAAAAGAAATCATCACCTTAAACGTATTCATACTTATAATATACAATAAGATAATATCTTTAATATCATTATAAATATAATAAAAAATAACATATAAAAAACAAAAAGTATTGCTTAATTAAGTTAAGAAGGTGTGCAAGTTAGTTTATCACGCGCGCGGTTATTACGATTGATGTTTATAATCACATTTAATTTTTTGCGCGGTATAGTTTCTAAGAAACTCAATTCATCAGGCGTCAATAGAATATCTTTATAAGATTTATTAAGAATCGTAATATACTTTGATGTATCATACGTTTTCTTAGATTTTCTCATATGTGGGTCCAGCGCGTGATTCATACTTTGGCTTCTATCGTTCCTTCTCTCTTTATCTTCTTCAATAGTGCTTTTTGGAAACACATATCTTACCAGTGCGGACATGTTTACTGTCGTATATTTAGATTTGTATTTATATTTTAAATATTACTAAATAAGTTATTCAATTTTAAAAAGTAATACATAATACATGTATTACTTTATAAAATTGAATTACAAATTAACAAAATATAAAGAGTACTCTTATATATTCTATTTACTATAATGCCATCGCCATTTGCTGAGACATATACCTCGACCGCAGCAGTTCCTTTTGCGAAAAATATAGAACCGTTTTTACTAACTCCTTTAATTAATAAGGAACAAGTTCCCACTAAGATTGTCCGTCATCCTAAAGATAGAAAAACAGTGCCGCGTACGAAACTACCGCAAATAGTTACTATACCGCAAATAGTTACTATACCGCAAATAGTTCATATATCTAAGCTATAATTATTTAGCGTAGCGTACAAGTAACCTTTATTAAACTTAAAAAAAAATTGAATTGCTTTTTTTCCTGGTTTGAATAAGTATAAATACAATCATTAACGCGTACAGCAAAATAATCAACATGTCGACTATTATGAGCGTCTACATCCCCCACGTATTTTCGAATATTACGGAGGACCGAATTAAGCGCGTATTCGAATCCTTATCACTAGCTAAGGTAAAGCATATCGACTTCGTCGCAAAGATGTCTAAATATGGCACCGTATATAACGCGGCATATATTCATTTTGAGTATTGGCATGACACAGTTGTCGCAAGCTCTTTCCAAGAGCGCGTAAGAAATCCTGATAAGGAAGCACGACTTGTGTACGATGAGCCGTGGTATTGGATTGTACTTGAAAACCATGGTGCCAAATCTGTTCCAGGAACTCGTAAATTGCGGGTTAATTTGACCGACATGACGCCTGTGAAGAAGCCCATTTCACAGCCTTCTGCGCCTGTTAAGAATAAGTACTACAATAATACGCCGGTTAAATCTTTACAGTCTGTGAAGCGTAAGTTAGATAACGAATTCGACACAGACAATGGCGATGACCAGGAACAAATCCTGGACAAAATCGAAGCGATGATGGATGAAGAAGACCGTCATATTATCTCGATTGACGGTAGATATGTTCAAAGCCTGGAACATCACATCGACGATTTACAGCAGACAGCACGCAAATGGGCTTCCGAAGCTTACCAGTATTTCGTAGATAGTGGACTAAATCAACATAAGATAAACGTGATGCAGGATGAGATTGATTCCCTTAAAGCACAGGTTGCCCTATTAGAGGATAGACAGTTTAATAACATGGTTTAAATATAGTAGTGTTTGGTTAATAGTTAAAAATAGATTTAATTAAAATGTTTTTTTATATATTTGTCACAACTCTTTGTTATTTAAACCAAGTTTTTATATTAAAATATCATATTTTAAGTTTATTAAATAATATAAATATAACGTACATATTTAAATATGGATATTCCAATAATAATTGTTTGTTATAACAATTATCGATATGTTCAAAATACTTTAGGTCAAATTTTAAAAATAAATAAAGAATACTATAAAAATATTCAAATTTTAAATAATAAAAGCACATGTTTAAATACTATAAATTTTTTACAGCGCGTTGATGTTAAAGTTATACATAATATTGATAATACTGGTCCTTGGATTACAGAATATAACAATAAACATATATATGATGAGTTACCTAATAAATTTATAGTAACTGACCCAGACCTAATGCTGAATGAAAATATTCCAAATAATTTTATTGAAATATTATCAAATTTATCAGATAAACATGGAACAAGTAAAATTGGGTTTGCTTTAAATATATCTGATTTTGAAAAATTTTATAAAGATACTAATTATTTTGAAGCTTTATCAATTTATGATTGGGAAAAACAATTTTGGAACTCTAAAATACATGACGATAATTATGAATTATATCACGCCACTATTGATACTACATTTTGTTTAATTAATAAGGATAATATGTATAAAGATTATCAAATAAGAATTGCAGGTAATTTCACAGCAAATCATTTACCTTGGTATATAGAAAATGCTATACTTAATACATACGAAACATATATAAATAGTATAAATTCAACTGGTATTTCAACGATATCACGCGTAGTTACATCATATACTGAAAATAACTATTTAAAAATTTATAAAAACCATGAATTATTTTTAATCAAAAATGATGAAAGTAATCAAAACTTATCTTTCTGGAAAAACATTTATAGTAGATGGGAAAATGGCACATTTGCAGTATTTGATAAATATTTGTCAAAAGATAAGATATTTATTGATATTGGTGGATGGATTGGAACAACCTCTATGTATGGTTCCAGAAAATCAAAACAAGTATATTCAATTGAGGCAGATAATAAGTCATTTAATGATATGATGATTAATTTAACAACAAATTGTATAAATAATTATACACTAATAAATAAAGCTATTTTCAACATTGATGATATTAAAGTAAAGTTTGGTAGAAATATTCATTTACCAAATTCAAAAATAAATGATTCTACGTCACAAATTTACAGCGATAATATAATTACAAACGACTATTATTTAGCAGACACAATTACAATAGAAACTATAATAAACAAATATCAAATTAATGCTTCTGAAATTTCACTTATTAAAGTAGATATTGAGGGTGGAGAAGAAAATATATTACAGGACTTATTTGATATACATATTAAATATAGTATACCATTATATATTAGTTTTCATCATAGTTGGTGGAAAGACAAAAATTTAGATCGTTTTTCTTTTTTATCATCTAATATTAAAAATAAAATAATAGCGGAACCATTTACTGATATACTTTTTTAAATTTATAGTGAGTGTTGTAGATGGGTGTAAATGTTTATTTAACTTATCATCTCAGTTCCCTGCTCAAAATTGCATTTGAAACCCATAAGTTCTGCTAATCAAGACTTGATCTCCATTACAGCTCAGACAAATTATGTCGCTATAAGAGATGATTTCCAATATATTATAACTAGTTATTACAACACATAATTTATACAATGACTAAGAATTATATAATATTTATCAATCATGTAAATATTATATATACAGTTAATATCTTAAATTATATATATGGAAAACAATAAAACCCAAAAGAACAAAACCAAAAAATTAAGAATAATAGAATCTCCGGAGAGAAACACACCACCCAAATTAGATACTAACCCTAAAACTAAAACCGCAAAAATCACCAAAAAGCGTAAACTAAATATAATCGAATCCCCTCTTACCAAGAGAGATGAAATTGATATAAAGATAACAGAAGAAAAAAAGCATATGACGGGACGATTGAATGAAACATATATAGGTCTGATGGACGAATTAGCCGATATTATGATGAAACAAGGAGAGCCTTTCCGCGCCCGAGCATATAAAAAGGCACAGGAAACTATAATGACGTATAGTGGGGATATAACCACGCCCGAACAACTTAAAGGTTATCCCAACATTGGACCAACTATTATGGAAAAATTAAAGGAATTTCAAGAGACTGGAACATTGAAAATTCTCGAAAGAGAGAGAACAAATCCAGCAAATATTCTTGCCGACATATATGGTATTGGTCCAAAAAAAGCAAAGGAATTAGTGTCTCAAGGAATAACCAGCATAGAAATGTTACGAGCAAATCAAGATAAACTGAATGATACCCAAAAGGTGGGACTGAAATATTACGAAGATATTTTGAAACGGCTACCGCGTGCCGAAATTGACAAATATGCGCATATTTTTCAAACGGAATTTAACAAAGTAGCGACACCTGATTCGCGCTTTGAAATTGTGGGAAGTTATCGTCGAGGGCTCGAAAGCTCGGGCGATATTGACGTTATTATCACTTCTAACCAGCCCCAAGTATTTACTAATTTTATAAATGGATTGATTGCCCAAAATATTATTATCGAAGTTCTCTCTCGTGGTCCAACAAAATCATTAGTAATTACAAAAATTCCTTCGTCTGATATTTTTCGGCGAGTTGATTTTCTTTATACAACGCCGGAAGAATATCCATTTTCTGTATTATATTTTACAGGAAGCAAAATGTTTAATACGGTGATGAGAGGACACGCACTTAAACAAGGACTAACCATGAATGAGCATGGTTTATATAAAATGAATGATAAGAAAAAGGGTGAAAAAGTGGGTCATGTTTTTCGCGATGAGCAGGATATCTTTGATTATTTACATTTACAGTATAAACCACCTAAGGAACGTATTGATGGACGAGCTATACAAAGTACTATGGAAACCAAAATGGACTCAAATATAAATTCTAATAAAGATGTTATGGACAAGCCAATATATGTTATGGACAAGCCAATAGAAGTAGTTCCACTAGACAAAATTGTTCCTAAAAAAAGAACTTATACTTTGAAGAAGAGAGAAAAGAAAGAAATCGTAGAAGACAAAGTATTATCCGTAAAACCACAATTTCGTATTAACCCAAATATTAAATTAATTATGGATGACTTTAAGGATAACGGAATTAAGGTACTCGACCAATTAAATGAAAATCAGCTTGCGACAATTCTTAGAGAACTAAATGACGCGTATTATAACGAACAACCACTACTCACTGATAATGAATATGATATAGTGAAGGAATATATTGAAAATAAATACCCAAGTAACCAGGTATTACAAGATGTCGGCGCACCTGTCGAGAGAAACAAAGTAAAATTACCATACGAAATGTGGTCTATGGATAAAATTAAGCCCGATACAAACGCGCTTACAAATTGGATGTCGAAATATTCTGGTCCATACGTATTATCATGTAAATTAGACGGCGTAAGTGGATTATATACTACCGAGGGTAAAGAACCTAAATTATATACACGTGGCAACGGAAAAATAGGGCAAGATATTAGTCATTTAATACCGTATTTGCGTCTCCCTAAAACCAAAAACATTGTTATTCGTGGTGAATTTATAATTCCTAAGGGAGTATTTCTCTTCAAATACAAGACTACGTTTGCGAATCCTAGAAATATGGTTTCGGGTATAGTAAACCAAAAAAGTATTACCGATGCGGTTAAAGATATAAATTTTGTAGCATATGAAGTAATTAAACCGGAATTAAAACCTAGCGCGCAAATGGACCTTTTAAAAACATTAGATGTCGAATGTGTATTCTATAAGATAGAATCTACATTATCGAATGAATTACTCTCTGAAACATTAATCCAATTACGTTCAAATTATAGGTATGAAATAGATGGAATTATTGTGACGGATGATAAACTTTATAAGAGACAATCGGGTAATCCAGAACATGCGTTTGCGTTTAAAATGGTACTTTCAGACCAAGTTGCCGAAGCCAAAGTAGTAGATGTCATCTGGTCACCGAGTAAAGATGGCTATTTAAAACCACGGGTTCGTATTGAACCTATACAGTTAGGTGGTGTTCAAATAGAATACGCAACAGGGTTTAATGGTGCATTTATCGAAAATAATAAAATCGGTGTTGGGGCGCTAATAGAACTGATACGTAGCGGTGATGTGATTCCGTATATTCGTAAAGTAGTTATACCAGCTGAACAAGCAAAAATGCCCGGAGTCCCTTATAAATGGAATGATACACACGTAGACATCATGTTGGAAAATATAGGTAGCGATGAAACGGTTCAAGAAAAAAATATCACCGGGTTTTTCCGCGGTATAGGTGTTGAAGGGTTAAGTAGTGGAAATGTATCCCGTATTATTAAATCTGGTTATGATACAGTGTCAAAAATAATAAAAATGACGGTCGATGACTTTTTAAAGGTAGATGGATTTAAGATGAAAACTGCTACCAAATTATATAATGGTATTCAAGAAAAAATACAAACCGCGCCTCTTATTAAGATCATGTCGGGTTCTAATACATTTGGTCGTGGTTTCAGCGAGAAGAAACTAGAGTTAATTCTGGATTCGTACCCCGATGTATTATTATCCCCTCTCTCTCCAGGTGAAAAGATTAAAAAAGTTTCAGCAATTAAAGGCATGGCTGACAAAACATCTGAAACATTTGTTCAGCACATTCCAGATTTTATTCGTTTCATGAGAGACTCTAATTTGGAACATCGTATAAATGAAACGCTTGTAAAAGCAAGTTACGATACAACTCACCCTTTATATGGAAAGAGTATCGTCATGACCGGGTTTCGTGATGCCGAACTCCAAGAAATTATTAAAAATGTCGGAGCTAAGTTAGGTTCGTCAATATCAAAGAATACGTTTGTTTTATTGGTGAAAGATGCCACTGTAGAACAAGATACAGGTAAGGCGCTTGAAGCGAAACAATTAGGTATCCCAATTATGACAAAGGATGAGTTTATTACATCTTTTGTCAGCTAGTGAAACCTTATACTGCGTTTGTTATCATTATATATAATAATTTAATTGTACATAATGCCTTCTATTAATCTAAACTTTTTAAAGAGCTTACGCGATGATTACAAAAAATACCCTTGTTTAGTTGAAACCGGTACAAAATATGGGGAGACCACTTTTACATTAGAACCATATTTTGATAAAGTATACACAATTGAATTTAGTGAAAAATATTATAATAATACAAAAAATAGATATAATGGTAATAAAATAAATTTTATATTGGGAGATAGCAGTATTGAATTAATAAGCTTGCTGCCAAATATTAAAGAGAAATGTATATTTTTTTTAGATGGTCATTGGAGTGGTGGTGATACTGGGCACTCTGCAAAAGATTGTCCTTTGGAAGAAGAAATCACAAATATTAATAATTTATTTCAACATGAAGCAATTATTATTATTGATGATTTTAGATTATTTGGCTTAGATAAATCATCTGGTAAATTGGGCGAAGATTGGAGTAAAATAAATAAAGAAGCTTTGTTACGTATTTTACTATCGCGAATTAATCTAGTTTATCATTTAGATAGTCCGGATGCTAAGGATGATAGATTGATTATTCATATAAACGCAAAATAATCGGTGTTTATAAACAAAGATTATATATCATTATTATATATCATTATTATATATTAGTATATATGATAATTAACAAAGAGAAAAAAGGTAATATTATGATATACCATGTTGATAAAAATATTGATGACCATAAAATGGAATCAGTACTAAATACATACGTTAAACCATCGCAAATTGATTTTATTATTGACCATGATGCGGATGTATATACCGTGGATAATAAACTATTACTAAGATTTAGAAAGGGTAAATTATCAAGTGCAAACGTAAAAGAATTTTATGATAACGTAATAAAATTTGCGAAACATACAACGAGTAACCGCGGGTCTACATCAGGTAGCAAAAAAAAAAATGTAGGAGATAATCCCAAAATTATGTCAAATATTTTTGGGTTTTTTGATAAATTTTCACCATCTCAAAAAGCACTACTACGCAAAAAAGGGAAAAAATTATTGGACGTGCGCGAGTGCCGTTTTAATATGGATAATCCTGAAAATTATAAAAAGACTTTACCACTCATCAAAGAAATCGACAAATTTTATGAACAGTATATACCTGACCATTATAACAAACAACGCAAAAAAGCAAACCAGACCAATTTTAAAATTCAAGGTACTTGTTTTACTACCATTACCACGAATGTGAATTTTCAAACAACTATTCATACTGACAAGGGCGACGATGCCGAAGGATTTGGAAATCTTGCTGTAATTGAATCTGGAAAATACACCGGGGGAGAGACATGTTTCCCACAATATGGAATTGGTGTAGATGTCCGTACAGGTGATATATTATTTATGAATGTTCATGAACCACACGGGAATTTGCCTGTTAAAAAAATAGACAATGACGCACTTCGTCTCTCTATTGTTTGTTATTTAAGATATAATGTATGGCTGAAAACAAAGAATAAAACGAAAAAATTCATGATTACTCATAATAAAACAATTAAACATTTAAGGGATAAATAGGATAAATAAAGGAAAATCTATTTCTTTCTGGTTTTATTTTTTGTAGTCCGGGTTTTCTTTGTTAAACCCGAGTTCTCTATTCGTTTCATACGCGCAAATTTTACTTCGGTCATTCCATTTGCTCTATGAAATATGGTAATTATATCGGGATATGTTTTTTTTAAATATTCAGCCGCCTTTTTATTTCTATCGAATCGGTCTTTTCCTAATCCTCCCTCCGCATGAAATTTCGTTTTAGGTGTGATGTAATTGTAACGAAGTACACCACCGTCGAGTTTATAGTATAATATTGACTGTTCATAGTCTTCTTTGGTTTCAGCTGAATTAGATGGTTCCAATTGTTTTAAATGCCTATTAATATAACCAAATAAGACTCCAATAATAAATTTCAGGTCGGTGGATGTTTTCTTCTTCATGAAAAATGGATTACGAACCGGATATATACCCCATATGTTGAGCCCTTCTTTTTTCAACTCTTTATAAGCGTCTAAAAAAAATTTGTCAATATCGCGTATCTTTACTAGTTTTTCTGGATTTTTCATCATTAATAATTCTTCTACGTCATCATCAATAGAAATTATATATTGTCCTTCTGGAAAATATTTTGAAATGAACTTTCGCTGATTCGTAATTCCTAGCTGTCCTACAACTATTTTATTATACATATTACTTGGAACCGTCTCACGGTATATCTTTTCTTGTTCTTTATTTGCGACAAAAAGGTATATTCGATTTTTATTTACTTTTCCATCTAATAAAGTATGCAATGTTTTGTTTGCGACTACATCCGCGCGATTATATGTCGGGACTGCGACCACATAATTAGACATTTAATATATATATATATATATGATATATTAAATAAAATTTTGTTTGTGGTTTTTAAATTTTTTATGTGGTTCCTACATCTCACTTTTTGATGTATGTATAAGTTGTAATGTATGATACGCCCTAGACACTTCTTCAACAGTCATACCTCTTCTAAGGTCTTCATATTCGACAGGTTTATTACTTACTTGTTTCTTTAAGGACTCCGCAAAACCGTGTCTATTTTGCGTAGTTGTGGCACGTAACTTCTGTACATAATTAGGCATTTTATATATTTTATACGTTATCATTATATCATAAAAAGCTTTTCATTTTTTATTAATTAATATGTTGTATTATAAAAATTTAGTGTACGTATTTAATCAGCGTAAATTAAAAAAATTGAAATGCTTTTTAACTGTAGTAAGTAAAGTACATTCAAACTAATAAAACTATAAGTTATTATATTAAATATGTCCGCACACGTAGACTGCTCTATTGTCGAATGCCCAATCTGTATGGACGTACTTTCGGGTACCAAAAACATTGTGACTACCGAATGCGGTCATTGCTTCCATACCAACTGCTTGATGAAATCTGTAGCACACAATGGTTTTGGATGCCCATATTGCCGAACAGAAATGGCTGCAGCACCAGAGGAATCTGATGATGAGGAGGATGATGATAGCGACTGGGGTTCGTACGACGAAGACGATGAGCTATACGGCGACCACGCTCTAAGAGGTGCTAGATGGTTGTTCCAACGCGCAAACGGCGAAGCAGTAGATGATGAAGAAGATTTGGAGGATGCCCGCGAAGACGAAGATATGGACATCATTGTCAAGCCCTCGGTTGAGTTCCTCACGCGCAAACTAGTGAGCCAAGGAATCACTATGGAAAACATGGTTCAGGCTCTGCTGATTGACCACGACGAATACGACAATTCTGTGGAGGGAGCCAATTACGACGGCATCTTGTTTGGCAAGTTACGAATATTGATTTCCAACTACAAGCCCGAGGATGACGCTCCCAAAGTTGTAGATGTCGCTAGTGTAGATAGTTTTTACGAGAATAGATTTATGCGTGTTAATTAAATGTAGAGTAGGATTTAAAAAAACAAACCTTTTTTATATAGTGTGTAAAAATATTTAAAATAACTCTATTATCTATTTCTTATGTTTATTTGTTCTACCACCTTGAAATAATTTTGTATTTTGTTCATATAAGGTCATATTGGCGGTTCCCTTTTGTCTACCACTTATGAAATATTTCCCTTTCTCGCTACATATCTCTTTGCCAATCGAATCTACGTCGATTCTATTATTGAATAATGGATGTGTCTTGAACAAATCGCAATTTGACGTATTTAATGTTTTTTTATAGTGAATACAATTCGGACAAAAAGAATACGGCGCAGTCGCAACCATCATACTGAATAATATAAAAATAAACATGGTTTTGCTTATTTTTATATTATGTAAATATTATAATGAAACATGTTCAACATAATCATTATCTAACCATGTTTTTTATAATGATTTTATCAGGTTTATTATCAACAATGAATGTATGGGTAGATAAACTAGATGATATAAGGTTTAGTATAAATGACGCGTATATGACACTACTTATGACCGGGTGGATGTTTTTTTTTATGGGATTGGTTTATCAAGAAATAAGCGTATTTTTTATAGGTTTGGCATTAATCATAATTAATATATGGTGTATTAGAAATCAGTTTCTAATTGACGAAACACAATATAAATTAGGTATGATACCTCATCATTCAATGGCAGTTCATATGAGTAAACAATTGTTAGAAAAAGAAAATACAATATCACCCTTTCTACAAAACATTATAAAAACACAAGAGAATGAAATACTATATTTGAAAAAATAGCTGTTTTTACGTGCTGAATTAGAAATAATATATATATATATTATGAAAGGTGGCATTTTTAATAGACCTGAATGCTGTAATCAATCATGTGAATGCCCAGTATGTTTAGAAAATAAACCTTTAATGCGGTTGAATTGTAATCATTACGTATGTTTAGATGATATACAAAGTATAATTAATTCAAATCCTCGTAAATTACAAAATTGTCCCATATGTAGAGTTTTAATTACTAATTATGGGTGTAATGGTAATGTTGTAAATGTTGACAACGTTCAAAATCAGCAACCATTAGAAGACGAAACTGTCACCGTTTATGATTCTGATTACGAATATGAAGATGATGATCGACCTATGTTTAGAAACTACGGAGGACAAATTAGAATAAATCACACACGTAAAAATACTAAAAGAAATAAAAGACGGAAAACAAAAAAAAGAACTTTAAGAAAACGAAGAGCACTAAAAATGACAAAAAAACGACGTTTGACATCAAAAAAAGTTTACAATTTTTAAAATATTCTTTTACATTACACGTACATTAGACGTAACGTATTATAAATAAATAAAAAATAAAAAAAATGAATTGCTTTTAAAATATATTATAATTCGCACAATACTACAATAAGCAATCATACAATGACAATGACAGCAAGTAACAACCTCAGCTTTTACATTCCGCGTATTTATAGCAACTATACAGTCGATGATGTTATATACATGTTCCGACTTATGTATATCGGTGACGTTCGTCGTGTCGATTTTATTCAACTCGAATCGACGAACCCATTTAACAATTACCAGTCCGCGTTCATACATATGGACTGTTTCTACCTGACCAATCTAGCAGACGACATCCAGGAAACCGTATTCACCCACGATGACCACTATAAACTCTGGGTCGGGCAGGGTGAATTTTGGTGGTTGATGAAAACCATTAATCCAGTCGCAGATACCCGCCTGAATATCCATCAGGTAGCAGAGAATGCTCGCCTTTTGGAGATAAAAGTGGCGGACCAGGAAGCCACAATCAAGCGCCAAGCAGAGCAACTAGACCGCCTACAAAGTGTTGTCGACCAGGTTGTTAGCAAGATCGATGAACTGATAAATATCGACAGTGATAAAACCTTTGCCGCGGCACTCGATAATTTGTACTATGGCGGTCGTACTCCAGATAAATACACGTGGCTCACTGAAGAGAATGAGTTAGAAAATGACAAGTCGAGTACTACATACACTGACATGCCGTCGCTTGTAGACCAGAACGGTTTAGCGGTAGTGAACCCAGATAACATGTCGGATAACATGTCGGATAACATGTCGGTCAGTTCAAATAATAGTATGCCGCAGCTTATTAATCCGGCTGACCTAAACGAAGACAGTGACGATTCTGCTCAAGCGCGTATTAATTTCAGCAGAGATTTGTGTGACAATAGTTAAGTTAAAAACCAAAATAGAATAAAAAAAAGTAGTTCGAATAGTTTTTAAATTTAAATAAAATATTTTTTCTTATGCGACTACTTGGAAAAACGGTGTAATTTCTTTAGCTGGCGGAATTGGAATTGGAATAGGTTTTTGGGATGCCTTTAAATTTTCGTAAAAATCACGTACTTTTATATTTATTTTTATCTTGGATACGTCATACGAAGATAAATATAACCCATCTAAGCTTTTTACCCGTGATAATGCGACATAAGTTTGTCCACATTCAAATATTCCACTCCCTACGTCTATTTCTGCAGCATCTAGTGTTGCCCCTTGGGATTTATGAATCGTCAAAGCCCATGCTAAAATAAGGGGGACCTGAGAAACCCCTATTCCGGGTATCTTATCACTCGACCAAACATGTCGCATCATGACCTGCTCAATACCATTATTGAATTTTACGCGAGGACACCCAGTCATCTCACATATACCTGTAACAATCCCTTGACTACCATTACAGATTTCTATACTATTACCACTTTGAGGCGTAATATTTATAATAGACATTACCTGAGCACCAATCTTCAGCTTGATATCTTTATCACAAATGAGATTATTCGCAATAAAGTCGAGCTCTATTTGAATATCTTTATCGGTAAAATCCGCACGAAATGCCTTTTCAGATTTGGTCATTTCCAAGTCTTTATTATATTTAAGTTTGAATTCAATCTCGCTGCCGGATAATTGAATCATTTTGTTACTATTTATACTATCTACTTTCATACGCGTGGGAAATAACTTTGTGGGTTCAGCAACTAAGTTTGGGTCTGGGATACGACCTACGTATTTACGTAATATTTCGTTTGATTTATTTTTAATTTTACCTTCACGGATTTGGTTTAATATAGTTGAATATTCTGTATCGGTTTGACGGAATATTTTTTTTAATGGTATTTGGCATGATATAGGGAATACATCTAACCAATCTTCACTCTCGAAACAAAACCGTTGGGTATCGGGGTCATCTCTATCCCCAACGGGCGGTAATTGATAAAAATCCCCCGAAAATATCACTTGAATACCGCCAAAAGGTTTGCTAGAACGTCTCACGGATTTTCCTATTTGATTTAGCGCGTCAAATAACTTTAAGGATAGCATACTTACTTCATCAATGACAAGAACGGTTGTGGAGGTCCATACACTCTTTGTGAACCTATTCTTTTTCACTTTATCGACCAACTTTTCTATACTGGCATTTCCCAAGCCAATACCTGCCCACGAATGAAGTGTTTTTGCGGCGCAATTTAATAGTACGGCGGCGCAGCCAGTGAGTGCGGTAACTTGAATCGTCTTGCCGCAAGTATTTGCGTGTTGATATATTTTACGTATGAGTTCCGATTTTCCAGACCCACCCGGTCCTGTAATAAATATATTTTGACCCTGAATATATTTATTAAATGCGGTTTGCTGTTCTTCTGAAAGTTCCATTATGAATTAATTATGTTTAATATGATAAATGATTCCATATAAATCAATTTTTTATTTAATATACTTCTTGCCAATTCAATGACGCATAAACGGGTATTCCAGAACCAGTAGCAATTTTTCTAGCAGTTATTAAAATGACATCGCTGACATTTGATACATCTGAAGTAATTTGTAATGTATTTGAGTATATGCTCTCTAAAACTGATATAACAGACCCTCCCCTCCCAGCGGCATAGCCTGTATCTACTACAATAGATGCTCCATTTAATACTGGGGTTATATTTGTTATACCTGCGCCTACCGCATACTGTACTACGCTATTAACATCTACGGCGTTCCATGAGGCATCAGCAACCGTCGGGGTATTTGGTGCTAAATATAACCGAATTTCATAGAAAATATCATTATTAGCTGTTGAAAATACGTTTAATAATGTGGGTACTATATTTTGATGGTAATAACGGTTATTGGTGGACGACGCAGCAGCTGAATTACCCCGTATCGCTAATAAGGGCGTTTCAGTTTGATTAACTGATATAGGTATGATTCCATTAGATATCGAAAATGGCTTCCCAACGGGATTATATCCTCCCTCCGACAAAACACTACTACAAATTTGTGTTAATTTAGCGGTTGTACCACTATCATTTACAGTTAGTTGATAACGAACTGGTAAATTTGGTGTGTCCATATAAGGACCAGTAAGAGAATTTAGATTTGTGATTTGATGACAGTAAAAAATACGTCCAAATAAATAAAATCCAAACCGAATACGACCCGCACTTAACCATTCAAAATCAATCACAAATAGTTGATTTTTTTCAAACTTTAAATTTACCCCACTAATTCCAGTTCCGTCAAATTTGTCGATGTTCCAATTCGATTGAATAATTCGTGTATCATTTGTATTATTACGAAGAACTACTCCCATACTTGTTTGATTTTGTTCAAAAAACAATCCATTATTATCATCAAAATAACCGATTCGCGCAGTATAACTGGCTGAAGTCGTTGTCAGATATTTTATAATTCCAGAAGACAAAAACAATAACGATTTTCCTGGTTGATAAGTTGCGTATTTACGACTTTGACTTGTATAACTGGACGGAGATGAACCATTTGTAATAGTCATTATACATTGTGAGCTCCCATAAACGGCAGTAACACCACTTCCCACGGTAAGACTACAATCTTCCCTAGTATTTGATAGAAATTCGGGAGTTGCGTTTCCTGTGTCGGCAAAAGGAAACTTATTATCAATGAGTGTATAGGGTGTGGATGTGCGGAGTTTTCCAAATGCGTCATGATAAGAATCACCGACCTCAATATAAAAACTATCAATACCTTGTGCGGCGGGGTCTACGTTTGTACTTAGCCGCGAATTAATCGTAAAGATTGTGGGTCCTAGTGTAGTATATTTAACTCTCCAATATTTGCCTATAATTTTATAACTTTTTGAAAACAATGTTCCAGTGAAATACGTATCAGTATAATATGTTGTCCACGCACTATTATCTGCTGAAAATTGTATTTCTAAACCTCCTGCCGCGGAATCTAATGTAGAAGTTAATGTCATGTAAACAGTATTGTATCCTGTTGTAATTGTACCAGTACCAATGTACACAGACGCAGTAGTAGTAGTTGTATTATTTAAATCACTGTTTGTTAATACACTAGGTATAAATGTCATATAAACTAGCAATATATATTAATTAACTAATTCATATGTTATTAATATATGTTGTTTATGTTATTAACCATGCATTAACTGTATTGGATGTTAATGTTACACTTGAATAATTAGTGTTTAATGTTATACCTGTTGCGCCTGCGATAGTATTACTCCCTGTTGAGCCAATAATTAAATTATTTGTTACTAGATTTCCACCTACATCAGAAAAAACATGAGTGCGTTTATTGTTGGGTAAAGTACTTATAAGTGGAAGTGTAATAGTAATAGGGTTTGCGGTTGTGTTAACTTGATAATAATCCGCATCAGCTAAACTACTATACAGAGTATAAGATGGACTTGTTAATATGCTTGAAATTGAATAATCTGTGTAAATATTGGTTCCTGTTGGTCCAGTATCACCCGTTGGTCCTGTATTTCCTGTTGGTCCTGTATCACCCGTTGGTCCTGTATTTCCTGTTGGTCCAGTATCACCCGTTGGTCCTGTATCACCCGTTGGTCCTGTATCACCCGTTGGTCCTGTATTTCCTGTTGGTCCAGTATCACCCGTTGGTCCAGTGTCACCCGTTGGTCCTGTATTTCCAGTAGGTCCGGTATAACCCGTTGGTCCGGTAGCACCAGTTGGTCCAGTATCTCCAGTTGGTCCAGTATCACCTGTTGGTCCAGTATCACCCGTTGGTCCTGTATTTCCTGTTGGTCCAGTGTCACCCGTTGGTCCGGTAGCACCAGTTGGTCCTGTATCTCCAGTTGGTCCAGTATTTCCTGTTGGTCCAGTGTCACCCGTTGGTCCTGTATTTCCAGTAGGTCCGGTATAACCCGTTGGTCCGGTATCTCCAGTTGGTCCAGTATCACCTGTTGGTCCAGTATCACCTGTTGGTCCAGTATCACCCGTTGGTCCAGTATTTCCTGTTGGTCCAGTGTCACCCGTTGGTCCGGTATCACCAGTTGGTCCAGTATCACCGGTAGGTCCGGTATTACCTGTTACACCCGTAGCCCCAGTAGGTCCGGTATTTCCTGTTGGTCCAGTATCACCCGTTGGTCCTGTATTTCCTGTTGGTCCAGTGTCACCCGTTGGTCCGGTAGCACCAGTTGGTCCTGTATCACCGGTAGGTCCAGTGTCACCCGTTGGTCCGGTATCACCAGTTGGTCCTGTATCACCGGTAGGTCCAGTATCACCCGTTGGTCCGGTAGCACCTGTAGGTCCAGTATTACCTGTTGGTCCAGTATTTCCTGATGGTCCGGTATAACCCGTTGGTCCGGTAGCACCAGTTGGTCCTGTATTTCCTGTAGGTCCTGTATCACCAGTTGGTCCAGTATTACCTGTTACACCCGTAGCCCCAGTAGGTCCTGTATTTCCTGATGGTCCGGTATTTCCAGTAGCCCCAGTATTACCTGTTACACCCGTAGCACCCGTAGCACCCGTAGGTCCAGTATAACCCGTTGGTCCGGTATTACCGGTTACACCCGTAGCCCCAGTAGGTCCGGTATTTCCAGTAGGTCCTGTATCACCTGTTGAACCGGTATTTGATGCTATACCATCATGCCCCCTATCCCCGGTAGGTCCAGTATTACCTGTCGGTCCTGTATCTCCTTTACTAGAAGAAGTTGTAAACATCGGTATTGAATCGGGCATTATATATCTAATAATAAATTAAAAGCAAATATTATATCTTAAATATACTCATTTTATATATATATGAACTTTGATTTGAATATCGCGAATTACACAAAGGATGAACTTCGTGAAATGTTTGACCTACCTCCCAATTTTGACGAAAATATGTTCGACCAAAAGGAAGCAAAATTAAGAGAAACTATCATTAACAACAACACAATAAGTAAAGAAACACAAGTAAAAATCTTACAGTTTCTTCTACAAACCCGAAAAATGTTATTAGATAATTCAAGCGGTTCAACTTTAAACATATTGGAAAAAATATATAATACAAGCTTTGACTTGAAACCAACTGAATTAAAAGATTCAAATGAACATATGATTCAACAAAGGCGTGAACATCCTTATTTGTCATCTTATCCAAGCCAATATTTTCCAGGAGTTATTAATCCTTTAAAGAAAAAAACAACTTTTATTAACTTAAATGTCGATTCAAAATTTAGAGATAGCTATTATAGTACATCATCCGCAAATTTTACGGTAAACATTCCTATGAATATAAATGATGTAATATCTATGAAATTAACCGCAATTGAATTACCTACGACGTTTTATAATATTTCCAAACAATTCGGAAGCAATTTTTTTAGTATAACGATAACAGATACAGGTGAAACACAAGTGGTAACTATTCCAGATGGAAATTATACAGACGTAGGAATCCTGAACTCTATTAATAATCAACTAGTGTTATTAGGCGGTAAGTTTGCCGAGATAGTATTTATAATTAACATAAATAGTAATAATGGTGGCGGACAAGCGATGGTAGGATGCGCTACGGGTTCAACTCCATTTACGTTTGAATTAAATTTTCAAACTGACCGATATGGTAATGAAGACTCTAATACTCCGCTACCGCTAAAACTAGGGTGGATGTTGGGGTTTCGCAATGGAAAGTATATAAATAATCAAAATTATGTATCCGAAAGCATAGTAAATACAAATGTTATAAATTATGTGTATTTAGTAATCGACGACCATAATAATAGTGTCAGTAATAATTTTTATAGTGTGTTTAATTCATCTTTATTAAATAAAAATATTTTGGCACGTATTTCATTACAATCGGGTACCTTTAATATTTTGTTGCAAAATAATTTAAACTTAATTACACCAGAGAGAGAATATTTTGGTCCAGTAAACATTAATAATTTTACAGTTCAATTATTAGACTCATATGGTAGAATTGTAGATTTGAATAATATGGATTTTAGTTTTTGTCTTACTTTAACGCGGGTATATGATATTTAACATTTTACGGTTGTTAACATTCGCGTCTATTATCTAACATTCGCCAACTATTTTATATTTTAACCATGATGTAGGTATATGTTTTGTACCTCCATCATATTTCACAGCATAACGTTCTTTTATAAGCCACTCATTAATGCATACATTATCTAAGTATACCTCAGCAAGTATTCTGCCGTATTTTTCATTTTGAACATTTCTTAAAGTAACCTTTTTATGTAAAATAAGCTGCGATAATGCATCGCGCGCTTGTTTTGCTGCCGTTTTTTCATCTTCTGTTGTGCCTTTTAGTTCAGGAGTATCGATACCATTTAAACGGACGTGAAAACGGTATAATGGCGATTCAATATATGGTAATTTTGACGCAATAGTAATCGTATCACCATCATATACCTTAATAACATACCCTTCTTGAATAGGAAACGTAAACTCGACTGTATCCTCCCATTTTAATTCCTCCCAGTTTAGTTTATCCCATTGTATACTATCACCTGCCATATACTTATTCAACTTATTTTTATTTTTTTTAAACATGTTATAAACATAATGCTTCTTATAAGTATGACCATTAATATCAATAGTAGACTTGTACCAACACATTGTATATATAATATTAATAGGTAATATGTTTAATATTATTGGTAAATGCTTATAATGAATTAATAATATTTGGATAATTTATAAATGTATCATACCAATACTACATATTCTGGAACCACCACAAACGGGAGCCAAACATTTGGAAAACTTTCTTCAACACAAGACGCAAGTGATTATATTTCAAACAAAAAAGCAAACTTAACATTATGTAATTTAAAAATATGTCTCCCCAAAACGCCTACAAGTAACCAATCCAACTATTTATTATCAAAAAAATCAAACTACATAAGATATTCTACTACCACTAACCCACAAGGAGCAAATAAGAATAATTTAGCCTCTGGTTTAAATACTACAATAGATTTATTAAATGTACCGGTCATAAAAAACAACGCAGGTATATCACCCACAACAATTAGTACATCGTCTATTCCTTATTTAACATATGTGATTGATCCATCGGGCGTCATGTTTGGAAATACTGTATGTGGGTTAAATAATATTAATGATTTTCGCGTACTAAATTCTTAACAACACCAGATTTATATCAAAATATAAAGCATACCATTAAAGAACCTACTGTTAGAGTAGTTACTAATGTGGAACATATACAACTATCATTGATTATAGGAATTTCGAGTGCTATAAGAGATGTTTCTCTCAGCCATTGATAGGTCGTTCTTCTAGTATAAGGTGTTTTCGAAATTTTATGACAAACTTGACCGATTGTATTTATCGGCATATCATCCATATCTATAAAGTGTCCCCAGTCATAGTCAGCATCGCACATTATGGTTGTATTTTTGTAAAGCATTCACTAAAATATAATATAATATAATATATGATATTATACACAAAATTAATCATTTTTTTATAAAAATTAACGTTTAATGCCCATACGCACCAACATATTATTTGCTTTTTTTGCTACGGTTCTGTATTTTTTCCCCTTGGAGCTATATTGTCTTGCACGTATATATGCTGCATATACGCCCTTCGGAGAAACTTTACATGTATTCTTTTTACATATAGGAAATGATTTGCGTGTTCCTAAAAAACATCTTTTGCCACACTTTTTCAACATGACGGTTCTTTGATGAAAAGTAGGTGCTTGGCGTTTCCAACCACGCGTCACGCTTCTTCTGCGTGTTCTTACCATATATAAATATAAATATAATATAGTGTGTATAAATGATTTTTTAAATTCAATAAAAGAATTCAATAAAATAACATAGTAGATTATAAAGTAATGTTCAATGTATTTATAAAAAACGATGAACCTAAAATTCAAGAACTAAGCGATATTTATAACACTAATAATTTATCATCTGAAAATTTGGCTATAATGTTTGAACCTAAAACAGAAGAAACCGTCTACGATGAGGATGATGGCGATGAATCTGTAGAGCATGTAGATGATGATAGTCATGATACAAAAGATGTCTCCAATAATGTAATCACAAATATGATTAATTTTAAGAAATATAAATTTAAAGAAGTAGAGGATGCGATTGAATTAGATTATTTTGAAAAGAATCATCGTTATTCAAGCTCATTTGATATATTAGCCAGTTATTTAAGAGGACAAAAAATGATTTATATGGAATCCAAAGCCTTTTGTGAAATGCGTTTAAATTGGCTAATGATGCCCGCTATTTTATTTTCGACAGCGGCAACTGTATTATCCACCATATTGAGTAAATATTTATGGGGTGCGTTCTTTATTGCAGGGTTAAATGGTACAATATCCTTTTTATTAGCACTGGTGAATTATTTAAAATTGGACGCAGCATCAGAAGCCCATAACATTTCAGCTTATCAATATGATAAATTACAAACTTCTGTGGAATTTTTATCGGGAAAAACGCTGTTGTTTTTTAATCAAAATGATGATAAAACTAACAAACTATCTAATTCATTTGACGCAAATATTGAATCTACTCTTATTGAAAAGTTATCTGATATTGAGAAAAAGATTGGCGAGATAAAGGATACCAACCAATTTATTATTCCAAAAGAAATAAGAACGTTATATCCAATTATTTATAATACTAATATTTTTCTCATTATAAAAAAAATAGAGGATATAAAAAAGCGTAAAATTAATAGTCTTAAAGAGGTAAAAAATCGGAAGAGTTATTTAAACGCAGTATTAAAGGCAAAGCATAATAAAGGTAAGACACGCGCAGTAAGAAAATTACAAAAACAAATAATGGAATTATATGAAAAGAAAAACATGTATGTGAAGGAAATTCTAATTTTAAAGTCTGCTTTTTCAATAATTGATGAAATGTTTAGTAAAGAAATCGAAAATGCGGAAATTCAAAAAAATCGTTGGATGAGTACGGTACTTTCTTGTGGATATGGCTCCAAATATAACCTAATAGACCCAAGACATTTGAATCCTTTTATAAACGAGGTGATGGACCCATATGGTAATGGTCATGGAAAAGATATATACATCGCAAATGAATATGATAAATTAAAGGAATCTATTGAAAAAAGTAATCAAGATTTGTTTTATAAAACAAACAAACTTCTAAAAAAAATTATTGAATTATCCATCGTAAAGCACAAGTCATTAAACCATGACGGTCGTGCAAAACAAAGTTTTTTTAAATCTATAATGAAAACTAAGCCTGCTTCTAACGTAGTGACATTATTGGGTTATGATAAACATGCGGATGATACGGTTACTGAAAACCCAGGATTAACAAGAAGAAATTCGGACTCATCTGAATCTCAAATGGATATAAATGTTAGCGGTAACGATGACCTTGTATAAAAAATTATAACTTATAAATTATAATTTTATAATATTTTCCGATTTGCTGGACTCGAACCGGCGACCTATTGATAACATCTACATCTATAACTTATACTTCTACAGTCAATTGCTCTACCACCTGAGCTAAAATCGGTAATGTGTGATTATATACAACCACAATATTATTACATAATATGTCTTTAAGTACTTTGTATTTACTATGTTTCGAGCTGAAACGTATATTAAATAAAATAAATAATATAAACATAATAATTTATGCTATTTATTAAGAATGAATAGAGTAGAACAGATGCAAAAAATACAAACTGAAGCCCTGGAATTATTTACCAGAAAAAATGCCGATTATGGCGACGCATTCGCAAAATATGGGGTAATCGGTGTATTAATGAGAATAGAAGATAAACTACAACGAACCATGTCTATAACCAAAAATGGAGTAAATTTAATAAAGGATGCGGGAATTAGAGATACCTTAATAGATTTACACAACTATGCGGCAATGGCGCTAATGTTAATAGACGAATAATCCGAAAATTATATGATGACATATAATTTTAAAAATAGTACAAATTGAAACAACCAGGTTTATTGCTGGAATCGAATCTTAAACAGGTGGTTTAAATTATTGGTAGTAGCCATGGGTGCATATATTGGGTTATGGTGAATACTATTTGGGGTTGTAGTAAATGCCATTTGTTTAGGTTTTATATGGGCTATCCGCTGCTTATGTTTTTTCCTTTTTATAATTTCGTTAAGTATGTATTGCTTATACTCTGCTTTTGTTAATGGTTTACGAATAACTTCTTGTTCTTGCGTCGCAGGGTCTTTATAATTTTTATAGTATTTATTGTATATGTAACTATGTTTTAACTCTGGACCAACATTATTATTTATTGACTTTTTAGGTTGGAATAGTGAGTCTGATACTGAATCAGATGTAATGTCTGATTTGGTATTCATGTATTGTAAAACCCCGTCTGATGAGACTACTAAATTCATAGATGTTAAAATGTCGTCGTATGTAAATGCTTTTTTTGAATAATGGTGGTTTTCATTGCCGGATTTTTGAACGTGAACAAAATTATCGGTTGAATTATATACTTCATCAAATTTTACGTTCATTATTTATATAACAATATTTTATCAGGATTATTTTTACTTATTTGATAAAATAAAATATCATAAAAATATAAATATGAATACAAACACATTTATTAAAAATAAAGGTATTACTCAAACGTATACTTATAATAAAGACCATAATAACCTGAATGCTAGTGAAATAGACTGGGATGCTGAATATGATGGAAAACAAGCAAATATATCCGTCAATTTACAAAAATCCGATGGTGATAAAAAGCATTATGATATTAAATTAGATAACCACGATTTAGCACAGATTTTAAGTATGCCGAGTATAAATATCCCTATTGATAAGCGACTGCTAGATGATTTTAAACCTCGCAAAAAAAACGCACATATTAACATGAATTCTCCATACGATATGCCTATGATTCTTATGCCTAAACAACCAGACACCGATACACTCGTTAATCCAAAATTAGTATTACCTCTTGATATTGTTCAGCGCCATAAAAAAACAAAACGACGACATCGTAAACAGTACGGCGGCAAAAAAAATAGTAGGAAAAACAGATATATACGGCGCTAATTATATACGGACTATTAGTTATAAAATGTAAATAGTATCTTGACCCGTATAATAGAGATACAATAATCAAAATAATAAAATTGATTATAAGTTGACAGATTAAATAAGTAATATAAATAAATACAATCATGATGCCAACTAGTCATAAAATACTTCTATCACTTAAACACGTGTTATCTAAAAACAATACGCATGAACGCGACCAGAATCTTCAATTCTTTGAAGAGGACCATAAATATGTAATTTTGACAGATATTGAATCTAAATATACTTCGGTGACTACATGGAATCACTCGCATTTTGCGAAATTTGATGCCGATAAAATTATAAAAAATATGATGAGCGGTAAAAACTGGAAAGAAGGACATAAATATTGGGGTCTAAATGCGGAACAAATCAACGCACTATGGGCACATAACGCAACTAGTGCATCTGGCGCCGGCACAAACCTGCACTATGAAATTGAATGTTTTATGAATAATGACATGTTACCCGCTGGATATACCCATAAGGAATTATATGACACGTATATTAAAGAAGCACCTGATAGGGAAACCTCCGCAGAATGGAAATACTTTATTCAGTTTGTAAAGGATTTCCCAAATTTAAAGCCATATCGTACGGAATGGACAGTATATAATGAAGATTTAAAACTCGCTGGCTCCATAGATATGGTTTATGAAAATCCAGATGGAACCCTAAGCATCTATGATTGGAAACGGGTAAAAGAAATTAGCCGAATAAATACTTGGAATAAATTTGCCATTACTAGGTCAATTTGTCAAATGCCAGACTCCAATTTCTGGCACTACTCACTACAATTAAATACGTATAAAGCTATTTTGGAAGCAAAATACGAGAAAAAGGTGAGAGATTTATATTTGGTTCGACTACACCCAGACGCAGAGGAAGACAATTATGAACTAATAAAAGTACCAGATTTATCCGCGGATATTCAAACATTATTTAAAGACCTAAATAAATAATAGATTGCCAGAAAACACTTAGAAATATAACCCTTCTTTATAATATATGAACGTTCGTGATATTGAAATACTATATATAAATATATATTTGTCCTTTGTAATATTCAAAATATTGTCTGTTTTCAATGAGTATTATAAATGCGATACACAATTATATAACACGTTTTGTGTTGCGTTTAATAATATAAACAATTTTTTATTTTTTAATAACGCGTATAAAGATGTTCCTATTTATGAGGTTTTAGAACCCATTAAACCTGCGGTAGTTCCATATGAACAAAGATATTTGGACAAAGTTCGTTTAATTCCAAATAATTACGTATTTTCGCCGGACGAAACACTACTCCTGAATGACAAGATGCACGAAATTTCTATTGAACAACAAGAATTACACACTAAAATAAATAATCTATCGGTTAAAGAAGACATTACGGATTTACAAAAACAAATACTGACGCCTAGCGAGGTATTGGAAAAGGCAAGAGCTTATGTTATAAACACACGATTAAATACATTAATTAACAATGTTATCATGGAAAATACCCCATTAGGAAATGTTATTATGTTGTATGATAATAATAGAGAAACATTTAATTTTTATAGCGATAATATGATACCATATAGATTTTTAGAAACAGTTGCGCGAAAATACGTAATTACCTATAATTGTCGACCATTATATATTGATATGGAAGAAGAATTAAAAATATATGAGCAAAAAATGATTGAACAAGAAGTGAATGAGAAACAGACTAACCTAACACAACAATCTGAACCGAAAAAAAATGTCTTTGCTAAATTTAAAAGTTACAATACGGAAGGTAAATCTGGGCACGTTGGTAAGGTTCCTGGACCGCAAAATATCGTTCAAAATAAGGATACTGGTGACAAAGATAAAAATCGTAAGATTATATTAAAGGATAATGCAAATAGATATAGTTGTCAGGGTAAAATACACAATTTTAGTATCATAAAAAGACCTGAAAAAAAATTACTAAGTAAAAAATTAGCAATGACATTTGCTACGTTTAAACAAAAAACTGGTTTGGGTAATATTTAAAATTAATACCAAAATATAAATTTCTAGGTATAATATAAGACAAATACTATGAAATCTAAAAAAAAATTACAATCCACGAAAACGCAAACTAGGAAATTACAAACTAGGAAAATAATCAACCTTAATAAACCCCCATCTACTCGAAAAAATCGTCGCTATATTGGTGGTGCTGAACCTAAACCAGGTTTCTCATTTAAATTAATAAATAGATTACTTCTATTAATTGAAGGTATGATACTAAAATCAATCGACAAATTAGGACATGTTATTGGGGTAGATTTGTCCGACCCAACAAAAGTTAGCGAAAAAATAGCCGCAATTCAAGGTATTCTTTTAGACCCAGAAATTAATGAACAGGTGCGGATTATTGTAAGTAAAATAGGCATTTTACTAACGATTGCGTTAGAAGCGGCTGAACCCTATATACAACCTATGACTCATAAACTAAATAACATCTACGTAAAATCTACAAGCGAGTTAGGTGTGTCAACTATTACTATAATAAAAAATATCGCAAAGGTAATACCTGTTTATGGAGCAATTATTGCAATGATCGATGCAGCCAACACTCTTGCAGTATCGTCTGCAAACACCGCAACCGCAAAAGAGCACGCAAAAATGGCGGTTGGCGACGCAATTCGTGAAATGTCTGATGAATTTAGAACTTTATTAAAACAAAAAAAAGATTTGTTATCGCGAATACCAACGGAAGTGCAAGATACACAACCACTAATTAACCCCCCTGTTGGTGGGTATCGCTAATTCTTATTTTTCCATTCTTTGTAGCCATTACTCTTTAAAATATTGAATGAAGAACCCAAATGTGATTTTGCTATTAAATACGCTTTTTTACTTTCGTCGTTCATTTGGAGTATATAATCAAAGATATCCTGTTGAACTTCTATTGTATACAGAAGCACCGACTCCGGAATCGCAACATCTAATGAATCAAAGTTTACAGATTGTTCTGTCATGTTATGTTTTATACATTGATATAATCAGATTTAATTATATCAATTTTTTATTTTTTATTATTATTGATATCCAATTTAACCAGTATATGTTATAAAGCATATCATCGTCTTGGCATCGTTTGCGCCAATTTGAATATCACTATCGTTTAACATTTTGGTGATACTTGTATCAATTGTATACCCATTTGATAATAAAAAAGAAAACAACTCTGGTATTTCGCAGGTAGTCATTAAATGGCAACTGTTATTCATAGACGCAAATCCAATACCACATGGTTTCCTGGGACTACACGGACCCCGTTGCTTGAATGTACTTAAAGGATAAAATATGACTCTTCTCATTATTTTTTCAAGGGGACCTTTTGGCGGAATATTAATAGTAATAATATTTTTATAACATTGATTATAGGTATCTAAATACACCTGACTGAATAAGGTATAGGTTGGCATAATAATAATATATACAATATATTATTAATGAACACTTGTAAACAGATTCTCTCCAAGTTTAGTAAATTGATATATCCTAAAAATGTTGATATTAAACACGATACAATGGTGCCTGATAACATCACTAAAACCCAAAATGAGATAGGTACTCGTCCCTGGGGATATTATGAAACCGTTTACGGAGATAATACAAGTGAGCATAAGGTTAAACGTATTGTTGTCTTTCAGAATAAAAGACTTTCGCTACAATCACATAATAAACGTGTCGAACATTGGACAATTGTTAAAGGAAATGCTAAAATTCAAATAGGCGAAGAATATTATAATGTTGGACCAAATATACATGTTTACATACCCGTAAATACAGTTCATCGTATAGAAAATGTAGGGACAGACCTATTAGTATTTATTGAAACCCAAATAGGTGACTATTTGGGGGAAGACGATATTATTCGTTATGAAGATGATTTTGGTAGACAATAACTTATCGCATTGCTTGAAAGGGTTAATTTGATAATATTTATTTTGATATTAATTATAATATTTATTTTGATATATTGATGAACACTTATAAAAAATACATGTCATATTTGAGCCGGTTGTTTTACAATAAAGAAGATTCTCACTCATTTTATGAGGATAATAATAATGAAGCCAGCGGCGAAATGAATAATACAACTGTTCATGGACCGATGCTTAATGAAGCCACCAATGAACCCATTAATGAAACAATCAATAGACCATGGGGACATTATACACCCATTTACGAAGATAGTTCACATTCTCATAAAGTAACTCGTATTGTGGTGTTTTTCAAAAAAAAACTATCATTACAATCGCGCAATAAACGTTCCAAGCACTGGATTATTGTAAAAGGACACGCAAAAATACAAATAGGAAATAATTATTATAATGTTGGAACGAGTATTCATGTTTATATACCTGTAAATACGGAGCATCGTATCGAAAATATCGGAGACGATGTATTAGAATTTATTGAAATCCAACTGTGCGAAGTAGACGATATACGTTACAAAAAATGAATAATTTATATAATTAAGTTACTCAATTAATAAAAAAAATGAAATCCAAAATCTAATACGGATAAATTGTAACCAAAACACGTCGTATAAATAAATTATGTCATTTTACAATTACTTATCATATAATCCGTCTTATGACGATAGTAGTCTTAATGATGATAGAGATGTAGTAAGTCGCCTAGATAACCCACTTAAAACAGATAACAAACCCGTGAATACGATATATCGATATAAATTTACGGATGAATTTGTTTGTGAATTATACAAATTTTCAAAAATTCATCAGTATGACCATCGTAAGGATTTTAAAGAAGCGTGGCAATTATGGCTTGAAGATAAAGCTGGTATTGTTTCCGATGAGGTAAGAATATTAACTAGTAGTGGTTATGATGGAGATATATTAGATAAAATGTTTAAGAGTGCGCGATATTATTTCCGAAAAAAGAGCACAGAGAAAAAAGAACCAGTAAAGCGACGTAAGTATTGCGGATTATCCAAAGACGTATTAGATGCTATGGATAAGCATATAGCATCTAATATAACTAATGATGATTATAAACCATCTGCGGGATTTGAATCATTTTGTATGATACATATCGAATTACTCAAAGATGAGTCAACCAGATTAATTACAAACGGATTTAAGGATTCCGACGAAATAACTGCAAAACACAAAAAAACCTATAAAAATCGATATTTTATGTTCATAAGCAAATAAACAACTTAATTATATCTTAATATATAAATTATACATGAACTCTGATATTAATGTAGACATGATGAAACCATCTTTTTTAAATGAAACTAATAATAATACCAAAAATAATACCAAAAATAATACCAAAAATGATAAAATTAACAAAAATACAAAAATAAAATTATATGACCTGTTTATAGTTAATGAAGTCAAAATAAGTAAAAAAATAACTGCAATTCCGCATTATTATAACAATTATGAAATTATTACTGACTATCACACCATAGAAGTAGGCAGTCCAAATGAGTGTTTATTAGAACAACTAGATATTGTTTTAAATAATGAAAATAATGATAAATATTTACTCGTTTCATATAATTCTACCAAAAATCAAACATTTGTTGATTTTAATACTTTTTTATTTCATTTAAAAACACCCAAATTGTTTATTTTTCATGTTTTAGACACATATTCATGTTTATCGGATAGTTTGCGTAAATTAAATTCTCTACATATATGTTTCTTCGATTTATGTCCAGAAAATATAGTTTTGGGCGAAAACTATAAACCCATATTACAAAATTTTCAAAATAGTCTACTTATGTCCAATTCAATTAATGAAAACTATATAAGTCCAATATTGCGTAAAATTGAAAACTATACATACAAACCACTAGAAATACATTTATTGTATTATTTGACGGTAAATGACGAAATTACAATGTCTTATTCACTTATAGACACAATTAGTAGTAATTATATTACAGGGCTTCAATTTTTATATTTGTTTAACGACAATTATAGAGAGAGCTGTCGTAAAACGTGTATAGACTGTCTTACACAGTATATAAATCAATCAAAAACTGAAATTATTAATAAAATATTTACTTTTAATAAAACATGGGATAGTTATAGTTTAAGTATTATTTATGTTCATATATTTGCGCATATGATTCAGGTGTTCAAGTTACAAGACACAATTATAAATGTTTTGTATAATCATCTTCGCAATAATATTCATCCAGACCCAAACCAGAGAGAAACTATGACGACTATATGTAATACATTGGTGGAAACGTATTTAAAACACACCGATTGGAGTTTTATTAATACGATTCCTAACGATAAATTGAGCGAATTGTATAATGTCTTATAACTTAACGACGTTTGCGAGTGCCACGTTTGCCACCCTTGCGACGTTTTGTATTCTTTTTGGTAGAGCTTGCAGAAGAGCTGGATGAACCCATTTCACTTTTACGTTTACTAGCCGCCTTTAACGCATCTTTAAATTTAAAACTAGTGTTTTTAGCTTTACCTTCGGCATATACTTTCTTTACAAATAGGTTCCATGCAGACAATTTTTTGGGCATTATAATATACTTGAAGATAAAAGTATTTCTAAATTACAAAATATTATTAAAATTGAATTGTTATGTAATTAATAGTCGAAATGTATATTAATTTGTAATCATAATGAATGAACAATTTCAATTTACGCGTTATATGTATGAAGAAAGTGAGGTTGAAATAGCTTTAATAATTGCGATTTTAAATAAAACGGATGATGCTCTATTTTGGGCATATGAATTATATTATTCGGGCTGCATAACCCAATTAATCGAACTATTATGGAAAATATATTACGATTTTTATGCTACATTAAACGCTTCCTTTGAAAAATATCTTTATAATAAACTAAAATTGGGTATCCTTGATGCCCAAATAATATGTTCAATTATAAACAATTTCATGATAAGACCCTATACAATTGATGTTTTTATATTACGACAACTTGTGAAACAACTCGATTCCGAAGTAGATGGGAATGACAAAATTGCTGACTTATTACACAAGGAAGATTTTATATCACTTGCTTATTTAATATTAGGTGCGACAATACCAGACACGAATCAAATTTCCGATGCAATTGTGTTCTTTAATTGTGCTGGACTAACATTAAATAGTACCAATGAAATTAATAGTTATAACAAAATAACAAAAGTTATACCTTTTATAAATCCGCATACTATTCTATTGTCACGTGTGATACACTGGTTTGTACTAGTTAAAAAAATTAAACTAGGCAAAAATCTATTTGTACATACAGACCCGTCTGAAATTGTAATGTACGAGACAATTCTCACTGACTTGACTCCACAGGGTAATATCTCTAAATATCCGCTATTACCTATTTTACAAGCAAGAAATATATTACCACAAGCGGCTATTTATCAGATTGACCAATATAACTATCTTTCCTTATTTAAAACAAAGAGAGAAACCAATAATATTGTGCAGGCATACAACTATAATTGGGAATATTATGCGTCATTTTTACCATTGTGGCAACGGCGTATTCAAAAATGTAATGGGGTTATTGACAATAACTCAAAGTCCATTATATTTGAAGATGAAGATGATATGGAAAAATTTTATCTACATTATGGATTAGATACAGAAGAACAGCCTACTCGTATTCAAGAAAAATGTATTAAACCTATTGTAAAAGAACAAACGTGGATGGGGTTTTATAATAAACATAAAAAAACCGGTATTGTAGATATCGACAATGAATATTTAAATGAACTCGAATGCGTAGAGTATTAATTATAAAAATAAAAAATTGAAAGGTCTAATTTGGAAATATAATAAGACACAATATAATAAGACAATGGTAAAAAATACAACTGGTGGTAGTAAAGCAAAGGGACAAGCACGAAAAGTAAGTGGTGTCGGACAAACTCATAAATTACGTATTTCACATGACGAATTAGAAGTTTATTCAGTAGCCGTACGAGCGTATGGTAATGCTATGTTTGAAGTATTAGGCGTAGATAATATTAAACGGTTATGTCATATTCGTGGTAAATTCAAGGGTCGTGGTAAACGCGATAATTTTATTTCAGTGGGAATGTATCTCCTAGTTGGTCTTAGAGAATGGGAATCACAGGATGCACTCATTGCACAGAAAAAATTACCTAATTGTGATTTAATCGCAATATACAGCGACCAAGATAAAGATAGACTAAAATCGGATGAATCACATATTAATTGGGATGTTCTTAAAGCTATGGAAGATAGCCAAAAGGTGGTGAAGTGCGAGTCTTCTATTCATTTTACAGAAGATGAAGCACCATCACTATTAACCACTGGTATCATATCTTCAAATGTGGATATTATTTGCGATGAAGAAGAGGTCATCAATGTTGATGATATTTAGTTTTATAGTCTATTAATTTTCATTTTAATAATTAAATAAAGTTATATTTTTTTTGTGTTGTACATAGTTTTGTACTACACAAAATCGGGTGCTATCTCCTGTAAATTATATATAAAGTATCCATTAGGTAAGTTAGTTATTGTCAACAATTGCTGTGAGGAGATAATATTGGTTATACAAATATCTTTAAATGCTTATTATAATAATGTTAATTAAACAAATATAAACATATAAAGTATAAATAATATAACTTTATTATAACACCCATACAAATGAATGTATTAAAACCTAACAATAGATTTTCTTCTTTATTAGAAGATAATAGACCAGCCCATACTCGCCATGGTGGTTTATCTAGATATAATAAATATACCCCTGACACGAAGAATGACCCGAAGAGTAATAAAATCGCACATCCCACTATTAATATGAGCGAGTTTCCTGTATTAATAGATACTCGTGCAAGCGCTAATGTAGGTGAATTAGGCGATGAGACACATAACTATTTAACCAAGGTATTGCATCAATCAAATATAGAACCCGAAAAAGGGGAAGTACTGCCATATGGATGGATTGTGATTACACCAAATAAATATAAATATAATTGTAATGTTAGCCGTCCTATTGAAACGGCAAAACCTTCTTGGGAGAACGCCATGATTTCATTAGTAAAACTCTATAATAAAAGAAAGGACGAGTATATAGCCATGTGGGGGGAAGAAACATATGAAAAGGTATTTTTATTTCCAAATTATGATTACGATTATTATGATTATGATGACGATGAATATTATTATGATGATGACGATGACGATGAATATGAATATGAATATGATGATTATTATAATTAGTTAAAAATAGTAATGTATTATATGATTTATAATATATTATGGAAATAGATACAACTCCATTAAACAATGAATGGATTCATAACTTTGATAAAACCGATAAGTTATATAAAGATTTTTATAAAGACGATATATATTATACAAATTTAAATATTATTTATTTAAATAATGACAATGAAATCGAAAAAATAAAACAAGAATCGTTTTTATTGTCCAAGTGTAATTATATTACAACTGAGGAAATTATTCAAATACTAAAAGAAAACATGATAGACCAGTCGAAAAAATATTCATTATTATCTATTTTAAAATATAATATAACCTTAAATCCAGAGAATATTATATCGTATCTTTCGCCGGATTATTCTATAAATAACAATGATTTTTTAACATCTATAAATCATATCATGCCTATTACATTTGAGAAATCAATAAGCATGTTTCACGATTTAACAGATTTGATTATTATTTTTTATGATAAATCCGTTAAATCCAGTGCTCACAATGTTACAAAAAAAATTGTTTTACAGAGCAATAGGCGTACTCATAAAAACACACATAGAAAACAATATAAAGCGTAATATGTAATTTATATTAACGATATGGCAGCAATGGTTCAAGCACTAGATTATAATACGCCAACGCAATATGGAGACAAGGGTCACCAAGAATATACTTGGTCTAATCATATTCAGGAACAAATATTACAATTTAGTTTTCAAGCAACTAGAACTACTCATTATGATACATTAAGAAGACAGCTGAACCTTATGTTGACTACCCTAAAAAACCATACAATAGGTGAAGCTCAATCAGTCATTACTCGTGAGTATTTATCTATTTTATATCGAATGATTGGTCATACTCGTGATATTATTTCTGGGAAAGGTGAATATGAATTGACTTATATGATGATATATACATGGTATGACTTTTATCCGGAATTGGCTATTTTTGCCCTAAGATGTCTCGTGGACCTTGGCAAAAATGTGCACCAATATGGCTCTTGGAAGGACCTTAAATATTTTTATAGATATTGTCAATCTGTTGGATGTAAAAATCACCACCCACTATTACAAGAGTGTATTATGTTAACTAATGCTCAGTTGCGAATAGATTCTACTAGTGACAATCCATCTTTGTTGGCAAAATGGGTGCCACGCGAAGACTCCGCTTTTGGTTGCCAATTTGAACCTTTGGCAACTCATTATTTTTCTGAATATATGACCACTGCGAAGACAGATGAATCGATAGCAAAAGCTATTAAGAAATGTAAAACCCAATATCGTAAACTACTTACGGCGCTGAATAAAAAATTACATACTACTCAAATAGACCAATGTGGTGGAACATGGCGCAAAATTAATTTTAATAAGGTGACCTCTATCACACTCTCAAAGCAGAAATCCGCTTTTTTGAATAAGACACTCGCAGGTGCACCTAGATTTCCAGATTCAAGTGACCGGAATGAATGCGCGATTCATTTTAAGGAACATATTGAACTTGGTAAAAGTGACGCAATTAAAATCAAGGGGAAGCGCGTAGGAATGACCGATTTCACAAAACAGGCGCTACACTTGATTACTAAAATGAATAATCGGGATGAAATTGATTTGCTCAATTTACAATGGCGGGATAATTCGTCACAAAATGAGCCATTGGGTAATTTTATTGCTATGGTGGATGTATCTGGGTCAATGACTGGTGACCCACTATATGCCGCAAACGCACTTGGTATTCGCATAGCCGAAAAATCCAAACTAGGAAAACGTGTTATGACGTTTAGTAACAAACCCACATGGGTAAATCTTGAAAATGATAATGATTTTGTATCTATGACGGCGAAGATTTGCACTGATAGTGGATTGAATACCAACTTGTATGCAGCTATGGATTTGATATTGAACGCGATAATCCAAAGCAAACTTTCACCCGATGAAGTTCACGACCTGGTTTTGGTTATATTATCTGATATGCAAATCGATGAAGCGGATAAACACGCGGATATGTCTATGCATGATAATATTAAAAAGAGATACTCTGATGCTGGCATGCGCCTATATGGTAGACCATTTAACCCACCACATATCCTTATGTGGAACCTCAGGTCTACTAGCGGATTTCCCTGTTTATCATATCAAACTAATGCGTCTATGATGTCGGGGTTTAGTCCAGTATTACTAAATGTATTTTGTGAAAAGGGTCTCGATGCTCTTCAATCGTGTACTCCATGGTCAATTCTGGTTGAGTCTTTAGATAATGACCGTTATAAAATTTTAAGCGATAAAATTACATTGAATTAAAATTAAATATCATTTATATATATGAATAATCCGCAAAAAAAACAGTTGTATTTAAAATTATTACGACAAAAACTGTTTAATCGTAAAAAACAAATTTATAGAAGAAAAATGGGTATTAGGCGGGCTATTATGAGACAACACATTGGGACTAGTAATAATCGGAATACTATAAATCCTCGCATAATAAACGCAGCGAAGTCTGCCATAAGTATATCATATCCTACAAAATCTCATTATAATAATATAATACCATTGAATATATTTCAAACTTGGCATAGTAAAAATCTACCTCCTATAATGGCAAAAAATGTCGAATTTATTAAACAAAGAAATCCAGCATTTAAGTATATGTTATTTGATGATAATGATTGCAGAGAATTTATTAAAACTAATTTTAAGCTTGATGTATTAAATGCGTTTGATACATTGGTTCCTGGTGCTTATAAAGCTGATTTATGGAGGTATTGTGTTTTATATATCAAGGGTGGAATATATCTTGATATAAAATATATGCCTATTAATGGGTTTAAATTTATTGCTCTAACTGAAAAAGAACACTGGGTATTAGATGTAGATAATAATGGCATATATAATGCGTTAATTGTCGCAAAACCTGGAAATAATATCTTGTTACGAGCAATTGATAAAATAGTTGATAATGTCAAAAATAGATATTATGGAAATAGCTGTTTAGAACCTACTGGTCCGTTATTGTTATCTGGATTATTTAGTTCTGAACAAAAAAATGCTTTTGATATGAAGCACGCATTTTATATTTCTTTGAAATTTAGGTTTATATTATTTAATAATTATCATGTATTTAAAAGTTATTATGAATACTTGGATGAACATGCCCAAAATCAAAAAGTCCCACATTATTCTGTGTTATGGGGACAGCATCAAATATATACATAATTGGGTTTATGTTTAGGTTGTATAATTTATAACAAATGTTTATCCCTTTCCGTGCACCAGCCATTATTACGTTTACCATAAAATAGATGTTGTACTATTTTTGAATGAAATATATTGTAATTAAACACTTTTAATACACCCTTATGTGTATAATTATAGTAGAGTGTCCGATTTTGTTCGAAAGTAGGTAATTGTTGTTCTTTTAAATACTTCTCAATGCCATCTGTAAATACTCCTGGACCTGTTAAATGATGTACAATATGTTCACCTTTAATTTCTTGTGCGGATAAGATTCTTTCTACGGATAAATCAATTACCGATTTTAATACAGGTGATCCTTTTGGAGCCGCAAATACCCACTGACATAAATGGCACCTGTTTTCGGGTACAATCGTCAACAACGAGTCGTTTATAAATAATGTTGGATTTGTTTTACATATGGTGTCTGTATCAGCATAAATACCGCCAAAGTGATAGATGATACAATATCTCCACAAATCAGCCTTCATTACAGCAAGTGGTAATTTACAATACGCATTATATATATCTTCATTTATATATGAAGCTATATTTTTCATAAATAAATCGCACTGTGTATCGTTATAAAAATGATGATTAAAGCTATGATTATTAAATTTCGCCCACGAATAAACCGATTGCGAAAGTTGTTTATTTTTTAGTATATAATTAATATTTTTGTGCGTTTGAAAAATATTCATAATTATATATATATATGTCAATTACAAATAAATGGGGTGTTTGGCGCAGTAGATGGAGACCGCGAATTGCTATAAAAAGACATGTGTCAAAATCCAATCCAGTTATACAGCGCCGCCGCGGACGCATTCAAAACCGTTGCGTTCAAAACCGTTGCGTTCAAAAAGTCATCCCAGCACCTCAACCAACTAATAAATGGATAGTTTTACTAACAACCTGCATAAAAACATCTAATAATAGTAGTGACGACCAAGATTATCGGAGAGACCTTTATAAAACCCAAATTCAAAAATGGCTAAATAACACAAATTACGATATTGTGGTGGTAGAAAGTAGTGGTTGTGATAGTTTTAGTGAGTTTAAATGTAATAACCGATTGCATGTTTATACAACAATTATAAATTCGGGCGGTACATCGAGCCAGGGCGAAGCCAATAGTATGATGTATGTGATTGACCAAATAAAAAATGAGCATTTTTATCTTAGTTGCACACATATACTTAAAGTAACTGGCAGATATTACTTATCAAATATTGAACATGTATTACAAACTTTTCCAAAACATAATATGAACATGTACGTGCAACAACATAAAAATTCGAGTATTAGATGGCAAAACTCTGAATATTATGGAATTAAAAAGGAACTGTTAAAAGATTTGTTAGAACCTGTGGCTCATACAGGATATATGGAACATAGATTATACGATTTTATAGATATTAATCGCAATGCTTGTATATTACCATCATTTCCGAATGATATAGCCCGCGGTGGTGACGGGTTAATAATAAATCCATTATAATTTGTATGTTATTTTATTCATTATTTCGTTGGATTAAGGTTATTATATCTATTCAAATAAAACCTCTGGGCTAATTCTTATAATAGCACCACTATTATTTGATGCTTGAATATGAAAGGCGCGATGCTCACAGTCTTCATACCTACCATCTACCGTAATATATTTTTTAAATATTAAATTTGATTGTGCGGCTATCTTATGTGCTCTCATATTCGATTCTGGTATTAAATCGCGACGAATACTACCATCATAATACGTATTTAAAAAATGAGATGTTCTATAAATAGCGAATCCGTTAAATGCCGAAATACAGGGTAAAAGGTGACCCGGAGGTAATTTACTTAATAGTGTCGCGATATAATTTTGAATAACTTTATATTGTTGCACGTTATTCGTAAAATGGTTATAACTAAAACAATAAGGATAAATCGATAGACCCCATATATCGTAATATTTTGGACTAGTATTAAACGACAACCCGTCCCAATCAGTTCTATGTAAATATTGTTTTAATATTTCAGGATTACATGTTTTACAATTTACATCATCAAAATCCATCATAATAAAAAATGGATATTGGTCTTTATGTGTTTTAATATATTTTAAACACTTATTACGGGCGATGGCTATATTATATGTTCTAAATGGTAGTGTTTTTTGTTTATTTACATATAGATTTAATCTGGGATTTTTTGCTTGATACGCTTTTAAAATTTCTAATGAATTGTCTCTTGATTTATCATAATATATGACAATGGTATAATCATCAAATATACTTCCGATTTTTTCAATGTTTTCAAATACTTTATTCAAATAAGGAGCACAATTTTTTACAGGACCACAAATACAACAATTCATATATTAAGCAAATTATTATAAAATTGAATTATAAAACACAATTTTATAACAAAGTATAATTTCTTAAATGCTAACAATGGTATCTACACGATTTTCCAATACGACTCTGAGCGAAAATCGCACGTATTGTTATAAAACAGGTATAAAAGGGTGCATTTATGGGTCGCCATTTGAGATGTCCCCTAATATATTATATGATTCACTTGTATTTGTAATAGAGATGAACAACGACGCAAATCAAATTGAAGGTATCGGATTAATAAGAAATTTACCCTTTATTGATAAGTATTACCCTATTTATATGGAAGGCAATTATAATCGTTTTGTATATAAAAGCGAGTATCATATAAGCAGAGAGTTACTTTTGAGGAATAATCATATACTCGTAATTGTATTGGATTATTTATTGTTTAAAGAGAAAAACCATATGAAACGTGGTTGTGGGTTTACCACAATTACGCAAAAGATAATAAATGGCAAAACGAATCCAAAATATAAATTATTAGATATTAATAAGATTAGTCAAGCAATAAAAGACTGTTTTAATATAGTTTATGATAAAGCCGTAAATTAGTAATTTGAACAAATACTTTATATATTAATAATTAAAAACATTCTCTATATTCATTATTAATGGATACTAATGTTTTAAATTACACCATTGCCGAATTACTGGCTATTTTGGAAATAGATGACCCTACCGATACTGATGAAATACAAGATAAAACAGACAAGTTAATTCGTAAATTTGAAGTAACTAATCCAACATTATCTCTTTTTTTTAGGTCGGTTCAAAAAAGACTCCTACAAAATAATAACCAAAATACGGGTCAGTATGATAATGACGACAATGATAATGATAATGATAATGATAATGATAATGATAATGATAATAATGATAATGATAATGATAATAATGATATAAATGATGCAAATAACGACTATATAGAATCCTATCAAAATATGAATATGTCTAATGACCAAGCACAAATCTGGTATCAAAATCAATATTTAAAACAAGCAGACAAAACCCAAACGGATAAAATAACGGATAGACAAAATACAGTAAAACTATTTGATAACCCGCAAGTTCCTATGAAGAGAGACCAAATCGCAACTAATGATACTTTCTCCTTACCTGTAAAACAAGACTCCTTAAACCCCAATTTAAAAAACACCATTAATCGCTTTGTGAATTTAGATAGCCAATTTAGACAATATACCAATGGAGCCGAATCAATTTCCACTGATTATACATTGGATTTATCAGATACATTAAAAGATGCTATAAAACTCAAATTATATTCTTTTCAAATTCCGCAAAGTTGGTATGCGATTGATACATTTTATGGTAACACATGTTTTTGGATAGTCAATGGCAATTACAGTGTTCCTATAACGGTGCCATCAGGTAATTACACACAAATTGTGTTCAAAGACCAACTTATCAAGTCTTTTACAGATGCCGGATTCACCTTTACAAGTGATCCGGTTCAATACAATATTAATAGTGGAATCATTTCATTACATTTATACAATGGTATATTCAATGGAGCAATAGATTCCGAAACCGTTACCTTTACCATTACAGAAGACACTATTATTCTTTTTTTCGATTTTACAGGTGTGTTACAATGTACAAATAATTGTGTTAGCAAAACTCAGCGCTACTTGAACAATACCCTAGGATGGATTATGGGTTATAAAATGCCTTATATAAATGTACAAGCAGATGGAAACCCCGCCCCAGCTATATTAGATTTAAATGGAACTAAATATTTGATACTATCTATAGATGATTATAATCAAAATCATGTGAACAATAATGTTGTATCCATTTCACAATATTCTAATGTATTAAGAGTTCCATCATATTATAGTGAAGATATACCACAAACATGTGTATCCGCGCAACAAGGAAGTAATGTTCAACAGTTAATTGATGGTGTGACCGTAAAATCTATTGTAGACGTTCAAAGTACAAATCCATTAAATGGCTTATTAATTGGAGCTAAATACGCGACAAATTACTCTAATATACAACAAATAGTACCAAGCGCACCAAGAACATTAACACAGGCACAAATTTATACAATTAATGAAATAAAAAAAAATAGAATAAACAATATGAATTATCTTTCTAAGGCTCCTACGACCGCTGATATTTTGGCAATTTTGCCAGTTAAAACATCAGTAGGCGTACCAACGGGTTCATTATTAGTAGAATTTAGCGGTTCTTTGCAAGAGAATAATCGTGTATACTTTGGTCCGGTTGATATTGACCGGATGTCTATAAAATTATTAGATGATAAAGGAAATATATTGAATTTAAATGGTAATGACTGGTGCGTTACTTTAATTTGCGAATGTTTATATCAGTATTGAATTCATATATATTATATTTATATTTATAATATATAATGATGAGTATTATTACCATTTTAGATGAAATAGGTGAAAACGGACCACTTATTTTGATGATAATATCAATTTTTTTATTGTGGCTACGAAAAAATCAATTAATATATTGTATAATAGGAACATTTGCCAGTTCGTGTTTAAATGTGTTTTTAAAGAATTTTTTCCAACAACTAAGACCATCTGCCGATATAGATAGTAAAACATTACAAATAGCTCTTAAAAATGGGAAAAGATTTATTTTCAGAAATGGAATTCCTTATAATATATTTGGTATGCCATCAGGTCACGCACAGTTATGTTTGTTTTATACTGTATTTGTGTTTATGTGTCTCAGACAATATAATATTCTCGGCGTATATTTATTAATATCTTTATTGACCGCATATCAGCGTGTTAAACATAGCCATCATACCATATTACAGGTTTTTGTCGGGGGAATAGTAGGTATGTGTTTAGGTTATGTAACCTATATATTAACTAATAATAATATCAAAGGTTGCATTAAAAAAAAACCAGATGATAACGCGCCTATTTAACGATTTATGTATTCATATGTATAATCTATATTATTACAAATTTATACCATCTAAAATACCGATTGGTAAACCCTAGGATGCGTTAAACAAGTGGAGTTTTATATATCATATATATATATAATATGTTACATCCAATTACATTTAGTGTCCCTAAAGAAAAAATATGTGATAATCATAATGTAAAAACAAAAATATTATCAAATTTAATTCCGGACGTTGCTTCGACGTATATTTATAATACTGAAGAAGAATACTATAATGAATATAAACAATCTTATTTCGCTATAACTAAAAAAAGAGGTGGTTGGGATTGTATGAGACACTATGAAATATTAGCAAATGGATGTATTCCATATTTTTTAAATATCGAAAACTGCCCAAAAAATACTTTGTCCTTACTACCCAAAGAATTATTTATTCAAAGTAATAAACTATACGAAGACAAATTTAAAAATATAAATATAAATAACCTAACCCAAGAAGACATAAATGAATACAATATATTACAACAAAAACTATTAGAACATACAAAAAAATATTTAACTACTGAAAAAATGGCTGGGTATATATTAAAAAATACAAATTATGAAAATGTATCAAAAATTTTATATTTATCTGGTGATACTAATCCGGATTATTTAAGGTGTGTAACATTGCATGGGTTTAAGATGTTATTTCGCGATAATTGTCACGATTTCCCCAAAATTCCGCATATTTATAAATCAAATAGCATAAACTATAAACAATTATATGGTAAAGGAATTACATATACAAATTTATTAGAACAAAACTTTCATAATGATAATTTAGATAATAGTATAGTTGAAGATATTAAAAGTAAATATTATGATATTGTTATATATGGTTCTTATCATAGAGGAATGCCTTATTATGATTTAATAACTCAAATATATAATTCAAATGAAATTATATTATTATGTGGAGAAGACCTTCATCTTTGTAATAATAATCATTTTGTAGAAAAGGGTCATAATGTCTTTGTCAGAGAGCTATAATTTTGCGGTATTTTAAATGTCCAAAGGTGTAATAATTAATATTTAATATTAGTAATTATTAACAATTACATGTCGTTATTTACATCAAATCCAAATGCCGGTTTGCGCAAAAAATGTGCACAAAAAAAAGGATTTCGCCCTTCCATAGTTCCATTAGTATTTAATCTCTCTACAAATATGTCAAAAGCAGGCGAATATCAGGTAGTTAATATAACTGGAGAAAATTTCCGGTATAACAACACGCAGGTTAAATTTGGGAATATATCAAATATTGTAATTACGTATAATAGTTCATTTAATATATCATTTATAGTACCTGTAAATATATTGCCAGGGACATATGATGTTTACGTTACTACTATAAATAAACTAAATGTTATACCTAATACAGTATATTCTAACGCGTCTACCTATACATTGTTCTAAGAAACTCTATAATACATTAACATTTGATAACATTTAGTAAAATTCCATAATAAAAAACTTCCGTCTACATCGGTGGTTCCTTCAAACTTCCAATTATAATCAGCATTCATTTTATGTTTCCATTCAAACGGTTCAAGACGGTGAAAACTCATACCATCATACGCAATTTCTTTACTATCGCACGTTAATGTAGCGCAAAAATGCCGCTTAGATGTATCTCTTACGGACGCGCTATCTATCATATATGTTGCTTCGTTTATGGTAAATGAAACTGGTTTTGTGTTAAATCTAGGTGCGACTTTATCAGTTATTTCAAATACAATAATATGCGGTAAGTGTGTCATTTTTGCTAATGATTTCGCGAGTTGCGTTTTCCATGTATTATTAGTATTACGATTCAATAACAAATTTATAGAGTTATTATTTAAGTAATTGATTATGCTTGTATAATATAACAGTGGACTCCCTGCTTCGTCTACATCCACAATATAAGGATACCTCTGTCTATATGTTTTTGGGATACTTTTATATAATTGATGAATAATACTATTAGTATTTAATTCATAAGCAAATTTGTTACCAGTAAGGGCAGCATCAATACCAAAATTTAATAACGCAAAAGCATTTCTTAGGTTTTCATGAATAATATGCCCATTTTGTTGTTGTCCCTTTATCATTAATTCGCGGAAAAAGTGGAAAAATTTGCGCCCCTTATCGCTAATAAAGAATACAACAAAAAACACATTGAACCAACAATTGGAGTCTATCTGCATGGGTGGTATTATTTTGGCTATATCAACATGTTTATTTGCGGCTAAATTATGTAACAAATATTTTTTCGCTTCTTTGGAATTATAATTCCAACAAGTTTTTCCATATAATTTACCAGGAATCCCTATACTTAACGGCTCTTTTAGGTTATATGCGTTTATAATATTACAGTCATATAATTCGTTGCGTTCAGTCGATTGTAATGTAATCAATTCTTCATTAATTGTAGGCGCATACGAAGCATTATCATACTTTCTCTCTTTAAACAAAGGAAAAAAGCGTTTAGAATGTCGCTTCTTCTCCCTATAGGTGTCTTCGGGAACAACAGATGATGCGTCTTGTTTTTTATAGGTTTTCTTATGATGGCGTCTTGGTCTTTTTTTGAGTTTTTGATGTTTTACTTTTCGTGTTTTATTCATATAATTTAATAATATTTTATTTATATATGGGTGCGGGAATATTACCAACAACAATTCATAATAATAAACTATACTTCTTATTTGGAAAAGAAAACAAATATGAAACATCTGCGCCTGGATATTCAGATTTTGGAGGAGGAACTGATAATAATGAATCTTATTTTGAAACAGCGGTGAGAGAAGCCGGTGAAGAATTAACTGGATTTTTAGGTAGTAGTCAAGATGTAAGAAAATTATTAAAAAAACATGGTACATATAATATTGATTATTCATCAAATGACGGGCATTCGTTATATCGTATGCATATATTCCCACTAAAATATGACCCTATGTTAGCTATATATTATAACAATAACCAACAATTTATACAAACGCATTTAGACCCGAATGTAATCAAAAAGTCAAAAATTTTCGAAAAAGCCGAAATTAGGTGGGTGTGTGTGGACGATATATTAAAAATGCGACCGCAATTTCGCAGCTATTTCCAGAACATTGTTGACATCATTCACGATGAAAAATCCGATATAAATTTTTTTATTAGAACTAGTCTTAGAGAGAAACAGCATAAAACAACGAAAAGGCGATATAAAAAATAATGAAAATATTCCAAAAATATATACTTTACTATAATATAATGTCTAATATTATATTAAACGCAGACATATCAGAAAATTCTAGTTTTGCATCAAATGTAACTAGATTATCACAATTACCCAAAAACAAAATAGTTATTCCAAGTAAAACAAGCGACCACGATAACAAACCCGTCAAACCTAGTTTTGTATCAAAATTAACTAGATTATCACAAAAACCGCCAGTCTTAAACGTCGATATGACGGAAAATTCCAGCTTAGTGTCGAATTTAACTAGATTATCCAAATTATCAACAAAAACTACGGCGCTAAAAAGTGAACCAGAACTTAAATCAAGTTGTCAAGACATATCAATATCATCTAACTCTACCACTACTAACACGCATTCAGAAAATAGTACGCATATATCCGTTTATTCTACTGAAAATAGCGCCAACCAATCAATAAACACACATTCTATCAACAAAACGCAACCTAATATTGCGAATAGGGTAGTAATTGATGTTGCAGTTTTATGTCAAGAATATACTACCATTGAGACAATGTGCCATGATAACATTATTAATTTAGACGAGATACTCATAACAAAAGAAGTATTTCAATCTATTTTTTATCCATATCATGAAAATTTTGGGTTGAATAAAGATTTTGTCAACAATAACATGGATATATCATCACATATATCATTTATACCTGAATTTAGAAGCGTCAATACAAAAAAATTTTATCTATTGGAAGAAATAATATCAAACATAGAGAGAGACCTTAATATATCCCGTAACTGTTTTACAAAAGAATCATTGGTAGAATTAACAAATGAAATCATAAGTATTAAATCGCTATGTGATATTAATTGTTGTAGCGTATTAGCATCACTATCGTGGCAAAATATTTTAGAAATTATTAAAAATTATCAATTGATAAATTATTGTCAATGCGAAAAAGGAGCCGAATCAGATGAAAACTATTGCAAAATATGCAAAACTACAAAATCCGAAATAATACCCATTTGCGTAGTAAATATTATTTTTAAAACACCTACACCTGGCGTTAAAAACACCATAATAAGATTCAACTATCGAATTACAAATTTATAAATAAGTAAATAATCAAATAAATAATATATAATTATATTAGTTATTATTAATTATGGACCAGATTGATTTAAATATAAAAAGTTATAATTATAATGAATTGCTAAATTTATTCAAAATAGATGTAAATAATATTAACAGTCACGACATACTATGTCAAAGGCTACAAAGTAAAGTAAATAATGTTCGCTCTAAATATTCTACTGAAATCTATGATTTTTATAATAAAGGTCGCGTAATCGTTTCCACTATTTATGATTTTTTAATAAACAAGCTCATAAAAGATGATACTGAAATACCCGAATACATCAATAAAATAACTAATATTCAAGACTTTGAGAAGCGCAATAATACAGATTTATATAAATTGATTGTTAGCGCAAATATAGATAAGTATTATAATACTACCGTTTCTGATACAAACGAACTAAATACTCCATATTTCAATACCGCAAGTAGAATTAATCCGTCGCTAAATAATAAAAATAACACCAATATTGTATATAATACTGCTGTAAATGAAGTATCACCTGGGGATTTAAATTCTGTAAAACGCGTAACACAGTTATTAAATTTGAATATAAATAGTTGCTTTCGCACAAATTATTATCAAAGTAATCCTTGTGACTTTCTATACATAATTCCATCGGAAATAACAAAGGTCACTTCAATGCGACTAGTTTCTATTGAAATACCTAATGCATGGTATTTATTTTCAACTGACAAAAAAAACAATTGGTTTGAAATTAGTATAGATATTGAACACGATAAAATATATAGTTATGATATAACTATTCCTGAAGGAAATTATGATTGTGATTCTCTCCAAGAATATTTAAATAGAACGTATTTCTATGAATCTGGAATAGATAATTATTTAAAATATATTAAATTTTTTATAGACCCACACAACCTAAAGAGTCATTTTGAAATCGTTGAAATAGATATGGAGAGAAACCCCAAAATGACATTTTCACTAAAATTTTCACAAAATATTAATCAGAATATTATGAATACCTTTGGCTGGATAACTGGGTTCAGATTAGGCAATTATGTACAAATGCGAAAGGTAATTTCAGAGGGATTATTCGACGCAGGCGGAGATAGATATATATACCTAGCGATTAATGATTTTCAGTATAATAATAATACATCTAATATTGTATGCTTTGATAAAAGTATATTAAATGAAGATGTTATCGCAAAAATACCTATGATTGATGGCAAATTATCCCTTATTATTAATGACAATAACAATTCATTGGCGAAAATAAGACGCTATAATGGACCGATTAATTTAAATAGGTTACAAATTAAAATACTAGACCACTTTGGTTCTATAGTTGACCTAAATAATATGGATTTTAGTATGACCTTAGAGCTTGAAATTTTATATGAAAACTTCAATTTTAAAAATGTTACTTCTTAACCGATATATTTGTGTTCAATATAATCTTTAATTTTTTGAAACGATGTATTTTCGGATTGTATGCATTTTTTAATATCACTAATCACCTTTTCATTATAACTTTCATTTTTCTCTCTCTTGGGTCTTCCTAATATACTATTATATATTTCATATTCAGGTAATAATCGAATCATTGAAGTTTTATAAATCATGGAAACAACTTCGTTAGGGTCCCGTTTCATTTTATGTTGGCTTTCTACATCAATCAATAAATTATGTTTATCAAGTAATAGTTTCAGTATTTTTAATAATTCCGTATATACCAATAATTCGTCTAATTTATATGTTTTATAAAATGATATTAACTGTTGCGAATAATGATCTATAAAAAAAACATTTTCATTTAATATGTCCCATTGTTTTGAAAATAAAGGGACTAAATATGTATTTATTATGCTATCCTTTAATAATTTTATTTTATAACTTGTGTTATTATACATACCCGCATTTTTACCAGATAAGGTATTTTTATTTATTTTATTAAATCCAGTTAAATTGTGTGTCATTAATATAATAATTTATAATTTATTTCAAATAAAAAGTGGTTTTGCGTTTTTACATAATCCGGTTTTACACTTTTTGGGTTTAATTGGTTCGCTTGGTTCGCTTGGTTCGCAATTAATACAATCAGATGTAGTTAGTGTGTTATTTTCGCAGGGAATATGCGATGCTATATCCTGATAACAATGCTCTCTCTCTCTACACAGTTGTTTCATATCTAGTTTGTATGGAAAATATAAATTGTCTGATTTATATCCTTTATATTGTCCATAAGGATACAAAACTGGCGCCTTACACAACTCCAATTGCCCTTTTAATTCATGTTGATTGTGTCGAATAGAACTAATATTTGCGTTATATAAATCGGTCACATATTCGTTTTTACATTTATGAGTATTTACTTGTTTATAAAATGCTTTGGATAAATACATAAATTGTTCATAATTTATAAATTGATTTATTATAATGTGTTTGGTACGGTTATCCGCGCGAATAGTTTTTAAGCATTCAGTTCCCTGTTTTATTTTTAAATAATCGTCATAATGAATGGCATGATTTTGTGAAAATACTCGCTGTTTTGTAGCCATTATACTTGTTATATGTGAGTGTTATAATAATTATACAATAAATTATTATAATATGAATACATTAATAAGCATTATTTGACTGTTTACTGTTTACTGTTGGATACACTATATGAATTTTTAGACCATTTAGATGAAGCATCATCGTTATCATCTGATATACCATGTTCGGTTGCTTTAAGAATATTCGATAATTCATCGATAGTGTCCGAACCCTTTGTGGATTCCGAGTCAATTGTGACAATATTCTTACTATTACCACTGTGGTTTGATATTAAATCATCATCCATATCCGTATTAAATTCTACGTGAGTTTTCTTGGATAATGTATTATTAATATTGTAATCATATAATTGGTCGGCACAATTATTGCAGTCATTACTATAAGGGGTGCATGTTATGAAACAATCTGTGGTATTTTTGTAACAAGGTATTTTAGTAATATATACGAAATTGATTAACACATAGGTATTTAGCGGCTCAAAATAGTTTTTGTAACTAACCAAAAATTTAACAGTTGCTGTTGTGTCTGAATTGCCGGGAATTATTTCATTATTATTTAATAAAGTACTAATTACTTCATCAACACTTAGTCCTAAACAATACTCCTTTACGGAAGCTAAACTTTTTGTCAAAAATCCAGCCCTATTAAGTAATATATTTACATTAGGCGGTATAGATGTTTCATTTTTAGCATTTTTCTTAGACCACGCCTTTCTAATTTGGTCCTGTAAATTAAACTTTACACATTTATTTTGTGTAGTTTCGTATGTTTGACTCAATATGGTTAATGCTATCGAGGATGAATTTGCGGGATTAATCCAAAATGCGCCGCCAGGTGCTCTAAAAAATAATGTTGTAAAATCACACCATTTTAAGCATATAGGATTTAAATTAATAACTACATCTGCCTGAGAATCTGTTACTTTAATATCAGATACATTTGACAAATATGCTAAATCAATTATTGGAACTCGAGTAATGTCAATACTCGGTTCATTTTTAAAAAACCCTTGATCATTGTTCGTAATTCCATCAGGAATTGGATTAAATGCCATTTATACTATAATAAAATAATATAAAATAATAAAATTATTAAATTGTTAAATTGTTAAATTGTTAAATTGTTAAATTGTTAAATTGTTAAATTGTTAAATTGTTAAATTTTTAACAATTTAACGCATTTATTTGTTATATAGATAATATAACTAATAAATTAATTATAATTTTAATATTATATTTTATATAACAATGAAGAGTAACTTATTAATAGACATTTTAAAATTATATAAAGTTAAACTTGTACATATTAAAAATGTTGCGACATCAGATTTAAACGAACGAGTAGAACAAATATATGTAATTAATATGATTCAAGATGTCATAAAACGGAATTATATAATTATTTTAATGAAAAAATATGGAATTAATTTTACATTAGTTTTGGTTGATTATGTGCCAAATAGTATTTATAACACTATATATAATGCCGCTAAAATTAGAATAACAAAAGAAGAACTCGGCTGCTGTTTAAGTCATTTATGGTGCCTAAATAATGTAATTATAAATAAATGTAAAAATGCAATAATATTCGAGGATGATATTATTTTACATAAAAATTTTATGATTAGATTTAATAAAATATATGATAAAAACCCCAATATTGATTTTTTATTACTTGGTGCGCAGGACCAATCGTTTTCCACTATAAATTATAAACACATACATAAAGGACTATATAAACCCGACAAATTATGCAGACAATTGTACGGTGCTCACGCAAATTATTATTCATTAAATGGTGCGCAGGCTCAATTTGATATTAGAACCGCATCTATTTCTTTTTTTGATAAAGAATATGGTATTATGTTCAATCGCTTTAAAGAGTCGTATGTATGCTGCCCGAATTTAGCGGTTGCAAATATAACTTCGAGTGCGTTAAACCATACCAGAGCAATTGCCGAGGATATGGAACGCGAATATTATAATAGATGCTTTTTAAATTTCAATTTTAGCCATTATAATTTTTTATATGTAAATTTATTAAATAACGCGGTTATTGCCAAAACGGACACTTATAAAACCTTTACAGAAAACTATTTATACGCATATTTTCATGACTTTGACAAAATTGATATTGTGAAAAATAGATTAGTAATGGATTTTTTTACCCTAGATGATATTCAATGCATTCTTAAAACTTAGATATTACGTAGCAATAATACCAAATACTCTTTCTAAAAAGTGAATCGGCGAATAGTCTTTATTAATAGAATTGTTTTCATATAAATTATTTAATAGATACTCCCTATAATTATTTGTTTTCATAAACCGCAATACGTTATCAAATACTACATCGGTTGTATAAAATATGGTCCCAGCAACAAAAGTGTTTAGTTTCATTTGCGATTTGTAACGCGATAAAATAGTTTTATTATAAATATCATCGCTTAAAGATACGTAATTATCCGGAAATCCTATACAATTGCAATCATCACGTTTGGTTTTAATTAATGTTTTAAGTGGTACAGTCATCAAATGCTTGGTCAATTTTACATAATGCGCTTTTATACGTTTTGTATGTAGTTTTATTATATGTGGGAAATAGTGGAATTTTATAATATCATTATACATTAACATAGTAGGAATAATATCCGTACCAAATTCGTTACATTTATATATTGCATAAAACTCAAAATTTGCCTTTATTATTTGTTTTATTTTATTAATAGTTGGTATTTTGTTGTTAAAACAAAAAGCAACGTTAAATTCCGGTTGAATTTTTTTATATTTAATTATATAGTTAAGTAAATCGAGACCAACTTCTTCATTTCCTATAAAAACGAGAATGATTAATTCATACTTATTATTCAATGTATCAAATTTTTTGTTAATCGATAAATCACATAAATAATCAAAGGAAGACTCATACATATATTGCTTTGTAAAATCCGGTAAAGAATATATTATGTTTTCGTGCAATATATAGAATTCTTTTAAAAATTTAATGAATATCATATTCGGAAAAAAATTAAGTAATTGTTTTGGATGATATATGTAACCTAGCATACTCTGTTGTTGTACAATTGCAAGTGCGGATTTTTTATCGGTGTATTTAACCCTATTTGTATTACAAAAAAAATCAATATCAATATCAAACGCATTTGGAATAGTTTGGGTTAGGTCCATATCTTTTGGCAAATTCATAAATAGCAGATAATCTATAATATTACTATTTGGATTATATATTTCATATTTGAATATTTTTTTTAAATGCTTTTGCCATTTTGCTGTACCAATCCAAAATTGATGACATCCAAAACTATTTGGATTAAATATTGATTCCGACGAAAAATTATAAGCAGCATCCCAGTTGGACACATTCCCAATATTATGGTCCTGCAAATTCTTTGAAAAGTAAACGTCCTCAGGCACATTAACCATGCCAACCATATCCATGTAGCTTTTAGTAGAATTCCCTATTTTGAAATGTGCAATAGGACATTTTTGTATTACTTCAATCATTTTATGTCTATTCCTTAAACTTAAACCACCATTACCTACTCCATTAGGGGTATCATCCGTCCATTTAGGAAAAGGAGCACCTATATAATCATAATTTATAAAATCCATAATATTTTTTTTTAAAATTAAGGAATCTTCTTGATATATAAGAATCTTATCGCCTTTAAATAAATTCCAAAAATGAAGCGTCATTAAATAATTTGAATATTCGTTACGTGTCATGTTGTCGTAATCCAGTTTAATAACCTTTATATTCATTGAAATAGCGTTTACTATGTTTTTAATAAAATGAATGTTTTTGTTACCGCAAACAATCGTAAAGGACCACAAATCCCCTAATTTTAAAATAGCATTTCTAATTATAAATTCTATATTAGGTAATATTCTAAATTCTATAAATACTGCTTCGTATATTGAAATTAATAGAATATTTGGTAAAGGTATATGTTTCATAAACTGATTATATTTAAAACATACATATCTAAATTTATTTCTATCATTGTCAGACAAATCATTATAATTTATATTGTATTCATTACAATATAATGTTAACAATGATTTATTAATTGTGTTCTCGACGTTTATCATGTTGTATACTATAATATACTATAATTCACATAATTTATTTAGAAATAATACTTATTTAGCAATAATCTTTATTTATAATTTTTTTATTAGTTATAATTTTTTATTAGTTATAATTTTTTATTAGTTATAATTTTTTATTAGTTATAATTTTTTATTAGTTATAATTTTTTATTATTTATAATTAAATTTTTGTTATATACCTATTATATTATATGAAATTTATAGTGTATGGTTCAAAAGGATGGATCGGTGGACAATTTGTAGATTTGTTAAAACAAAAAGGTATTTTATTTTTTGAGGGGAAATCCCGAGTAGATAACGTAGAAGATTTAGAACAGGAAATTACAGAAATTCAACCAACACATGTCATTTCTTTTATTGGGCGTACTCATGGAAAAATAGGAGATAAAGTGTATCCAACTATCGATTATTTGGAAGAAGACGGCAAATTATTAGAAAATGTACGTGATAACTTGTATTCACCATTAATTCTTGCTCATGTTTGTACTATGCGTAATGTTCATTATACTTATTTGGGCACGGGTTGCATTTTTAAGTTTGATGATGATCATCCTTTCGAGAAGGAAGTAAATGGCTTTCATGAGGCGTCTTTGCCTAATTTCTATGGTTCTTCTTATTCGGTAGTTAAAGGATTTACGGACCGTTTAATGAGTTTATATAAGGATACTGTTTTGAATTTACGTATTCGAATGCCTATTACTGGGAAGAAAAATCCCAGAAATTTTATTACCAAAATAGTCAATTACGAAAAAGTATGTTCAGTCGCAAATTCGATGACCGTATTACCCGAATTACTACCAGTTGTAATTGATATGATGCAAAAAGGAGTCACTGGAAATATGAATCTAACCAATCCAGGATTAATAACTCATAATGAAATATTACAAATGTATAAAGAAATTGTAGACCCGGCGTTTACATGGAAAAATTTTTCCCCAGCAGAACAGCGTGCGATTTTGTCGGCGGACCGTTCCAATAATTTCTTAGATACCCGCTTATTAGAAAGCTTATATCCTGAAATGAAGCATATTCGTGAATCAGTTCGCGAATGTTTAATACAATATAAATCTACATTTGTAGAAGACGTCAATTTACTGGTGACCGGCGGATGTGGATTTATTGGGTCTAATTTTATAAATTATTATTTTCCCAAAGGAAAGTTGCATAAATTGGTAAATTTGGACGCCATGTATTATTGTGCTTCAAAAACCAATGTTATAGAATCAATACGTACTAATAAACAGTATTTGTTAGTAGAAGGGAACTTATGTGACGAATCGTTGATTAGAAAAATAGTAGTAGAGCATAATATTACACATGTGATTCATTTTGCTGCACAGTCCCACGTTCAAAACTCATTTGAAGATTCGCTTAGTTTTACAAAAGATAACGTATTAGGCACTCATGTATTATTAGAAACGTGTCGTAAATATGGACGTATTAAAAAATTTATTCATGTATCTACCGATGAAGTATATGGTGAATCGATGAACGCCGTAGATGAGACACATAAAACAGAACATTCTATTTTATGTCCAACAAATCCTTATGCGGCGACGAAAGCCGGTGCAGAACTAATCGCTCAGTCATATAACCACTCGTATAAGATGCCGATTATTATTACGAGGGGAAATAATGTATATGGACCAAATCAATATCCCGAAAAAATTATACCCCGTTTTATTAAATTATTGAACGAAAATAACAAGCTTACCATACAAGGTAAGGGAACGAGTGTGCGCGCATTTTTACATGCACAAGATACCGCTAGTGCGTTTGAAGCCATTTTAGAAAAGGGGCAAATAGGCGAAATCTACAATATCGGTTGTGACGAAGGTATGGAGTATTCAGTAATGGAAGTCGCAAAAATCCTTATTAAAATGATAAAAAATACGGAGAATTATGATGAATGGATAGAATATGTCGAAGATAGACCTTTTAATGACCAACGGTATTATATTAGTAATCAAAAGGTGAAGAATTTAGGATGGAGTATAGAGAAGGAATTGATGGACGGACTGAAGGAATTGGTTTAATAGATTTGTTTTATATTTAATATTTTTTATATATTTTGATATGAATAATAACTCTAAAATATGTATAAATTAAGCTTATTTATACATAACATTAATATATTATTGATATATATAATGAATATACCAGTAGGGGTATCTTTGGGTTGGAATTGTAACCCTGCAATTAAAGGAATTGCTCATAATTTGCGAAAATCAAAAGAAGATGGGTATTTAACTATGCCATTTGATTTAGGGGTAACAAATTTAAAAGGCATAGTTCATTGTTTGCAGGATGATTTTAAAGATTTTACAAATTCAGAATGTTTACAACTTATTGAGTATAATAAAGAATTATCACCTGTAAAATTGGACCATATGCAACCTAATGAATCCTTATTAGTAAATACTAAATACAATTTTTATTTTAATCATGAAAGTCCTGGTCATGGAGACTTGTATAAATCTCAGAAATGGGAAGAAGGTATAAATCACTATGTTAATAATGATTATTTACATTTTAAAAATAAGTACAATCGGCGAATACAGCATTTTAAAAATCTATTAAATGCCGACAATATTACAATTATGTTTTTACTTGAAGGATATAGCACAAATAACAAATACGTTAATGACCTTAAATGTGTATTAAATAACAAATATCCATCTTTAAAGTATGAATTACGGTTTTTTGAGATTGGGGATAAAGACCAATATAAAAATATCATGAAACAAACATATAGTTTGTTTGTTAATGACGATGAATTTATGAATTATATGGATAACGATGACTTTTAATAATGTAGTTATATTGTCCGGATTAATAGTGATACGAGTATATAATTAATAAATGTTAATACAAGCATTTATGACGGCGTATATTGTGCTAATTTACCACATTTTTATACACTAAATAGTTTTTGCATACATGTATATAATTATTATAATTAAATGGTTCAATTAATATAGATACTTCTCTACATTCTCCTAGACATGAATACGCAATATCTTAATTGATTTTATTTTCAAAATTCACACCATATATAAAAAACCCAAATGAAGATTTATTTATATTATCAATGGCGGTATTAATATTAGATAAAGATAGATGAATAAATAATTCTTTACAAAGTATTATGTCTGCATAAATTGGAATAGTATCTTCAACAATATTAAAAGTCTTAAAATTTATTGTCAACTTATCGGTTGACTGGATTGTTTTGTGTAACTTATCAATCAATGGCTGCACAATATCATATCCATAATATTCAATATGAGATATAGGTGTATTATTTATTATAAATGTTAATATATCAAAAATAAAATTACAATCACCACAAGGTAAATCAACGATTGTTATTTTATTATCTTTTATATAATTATGTATTACATACATAATTGTGTCTTGAAAATCTTTAATAGTCGGATGATTTTTATTCGACCCTGGTCCAGATACTGATTGTGAATCTCGCCACGCATTAGTAGCATAAACGTCCTCAAATAATTGTTTAAGCATTTGATATAATTATAGTAAAGATTATAGTTAAATTATATTAAATTATATTAAACTAATTAATCTTATTAAATTAGCAAACTATTTCACTTCGTAATTACAATAAGGTCACTCTATCTAAATTAATTGGTGTGTTATCACCTGTATTATTATATACATAATTTTGTGGAACTCTATCTAGGATTTCTTCAATTGATAAATTTTTATAAAGTTGTTCATCATAATTCGCACCAGCATGATTTCCAATAGATTTGAATAAACATAATGGATTTGGCTGATAGATTTTATCAGTATTGTTTTTAACGTTAATGCAATTTAAAATATACATTTCAGGGTCTAAGTATTTATCTCCAATAGGTTCCTTTAATTTGCGCACATGTTCACTAGTAGCCCACCAATTGTTTCCTGAAAAATGTGGAATAGGATAACTCATTAGATTTATACCTATACAAGAATAGTAATTTAATAGTATTATATTTAATTTCCATAAATTAATAGTAAAATAATTGCATATTTTACACCAATCATTTATATACGTATTTAGTATAGAGTGTGAAGCACCCTTGGTGTGTAAGTAGACTATATTATATGTCTCTACATTTATATATTTTTTATAATTATTTAAACAGTATTTTTCCATTTCGTTATTAGGGGTTTGTATTATTTGAACCTTACTTAGTGATGAGAGTTTTGCTAAAATGTTATCATTATGACCTGTAACAAAACATAATATTTGTTCGCATGCGTCGTAAAATCCAGAATTAATCATTTCATTAATCTGATTAAAAAATCTATATTCCGAAAATTCAATTGTTGAAATAAAATATATACATATCGTTTTTTTATAATTATCAATATTAAAATTGTTGTATTCAATTATCACTTGTGTTTTAATCATATCATAATTGTATTGGGTTTGTAAAATTGGGGTTTCATATAAGTTGTTTGCACAATTATGTAATGAAATTATATTAATAGCTGTCGAATGATACTTACCTATTATATAATGTTCGGATGAATATCTATCTTGTTTTTCTAATGTTGTACATAATGGTAGTAAATTTTTTATATAACTACTATTGGACCACCAGAAATTTCCTGAAAAATGACATCGTGACACATTTATACCATTTTTTGGATGAATGTTTACATTTACACCAACACAGTCCCTATCATTATTTAAATAATACAAACACTGGTTATGATTACTAATTAAAAAATGTTCTAAATATTTACGCCACTCTTTGGCATTAGGTTTATTTAACACTCCTTTTGTATGTATATATAAAATATTGACCTTTTTATTTATATTATCTGAAAAACTTTTGATTAATTTCAAAGTTGGAAATTCCCATTCTTTTTCATTTGTTGAAAAATATATTACTCTAAATTTTGGGTCATTATATAATTTAATATGTGGACCTACCATAGTTATAAATATAAAATCTAATTTGTTATATAACCCACTTATTTTAATATTATCAATTTGCTCTAAAAATATATTATACCCATTCCCAATATCAGTAAAATGAATAAAGCAAACATTATTATTAATTATATAGTCTTTTATTATTGATACATCGAATACATATGTATCGTTTTGTTCTAAAATCCAGTTAAAATCAGCATTATTATTACAAATTACAGATTTTATTGTAGAAGCATTATAATTATGGTCATTCTTGTTATTACTATCTATCTCCATAGTTGATATTAAATTTGGAAGTAGGGACAAATTCGATTCATCAAATGGATATGTATTTCGTCTTCCATAAAGTCTTTCTCTATAACAACCAATATCATTATAAAAAATAGGTAACCCGGTTTGCATAGCAATACTTAGTACATATGAATAAGTTTCTTCGAAAACAGATACAAATATGAAAAAATCAATTTTATGTGTATTTATTAATTCAAAGATATTATTATTATTATACACACCTAGTAACTTAAGGTTTGGTGCGTTATTAAATAACAACTTATGCTGCTTTTTAACTCCGAATATTGAAAACGTATGTTGTGGTAAAATGGTGGATATGTTATTCAATAAATGAAGTCCTTTATGTGGACTATCAACGTGTCCAATAACACCAATGTTATATACCGGTTTGATACTAGGGTAAATGTTATAATTATTTGTTATAATGTCTGGTGTTGAATTCGTTATTATACATTTATAATTATCCAAATTTATATATTTTTTATAATTGTTAAAGCAATTATATGAATTAAAAACAACCAATTCGCATTTACTAAATACATCATTCGTAATTTGTATATTGTCATTATTAGGTGCCGGGTAATTATGTGTATTCTTAATGGGATTTGGACAATTTGGATATATCAAATGGTAATCATGAATGATAAATATGATTTTTCTATGTTTACAATTATTATAAACATTATAAAACATTTTCATATTAATAGTCATTTGCCTTGTTAATAAATGATTAAATACAACAATGGTCTTATCTGAAATTATATTAGATAAAATAAATGTCTTATCACATGGTATTTTATTACCATTGCGCTTTAAATCAAATGAATCTTCTGTATTAATATTTATTTCATAATCTATATTATATAAACTATTAAGATTATCTATATATGTTTGGGTCCCCCCACCAAAATTGTGTGATATACTAACAATATTATTAGTACTCGTAGTACTCGTATAATATTTGTTACTACACATTCTACCTTCTGAGTTACCCTTTTTAATATAATGATTTATTAATTGTCTAGGATTCATATTATGTAAATCTAAATGATGTGATTTGTAAAAATCAATGTCAAATTCAGGATTATTACTAAGAATCGATGCGTGTTTTTTACTAACAACTCTACCTTCTTTATGTCCTATAGTTATATAATGGATTATTATATCACGTGGAGACATATTTGTTACATCATTGTAATGATTTTTATAAAATTCAATATTAAAATATCTGTTTCGTAGTATTTGCTGAATATGTAAATTACTTAATATTCTACCTTCTTTCTTCCCAGAAGAATTATAATGTTGCTTTATATGTTTTTTATGCATGTGCGAAAGGTCCTTATTATATAAACATATAAATTCTTCATCAATAATACTGTTTAACATATTATCCTTCATTAAATGCTTATATAATAATTAATTTATAATAATTAATTTATAATTAGAATTGTAAATTAGTTACATTTTCTATTTTCTTTTTTACCAAACCTAATATAATGTCTTACTAATTTAATAGGAGTCATATTGTGTAAGTCATTGTGAAGTGATTTATAAACATCTACATTAAAATTCGGATTTGTTGTAAGTTGTTGAGCGTGTGCATGACTTACAATGTCCATTCTATCCTTACCATATATTAAATAGTAGTTTATCACATTAGTTGGATTCATATTTGCAAGTTCAGGATAGTGTGATTTATAAAAGTTATAATTAAATAAATCATTTTGTACAATAAGTCGCGCATGTTTTTGGCTAACAATTATATCGTCATTCCCTGTTAAAATTAGGTGTTTGATTTGTGTATCGGTTTTATTTGCTAAATCTTTATGTGTTCTTCTAATAAAATCATAATCTATTATGGATATTATCATATCTATGTATTTGGCTTCATTTGTGTCGTCCATTATTTATATATTTTAACAAATAATATATAATTATATATTATGAAACTTTTATTTTTAATAATTGCTAGTAGAAATGAATTATACGATAAAATAAAAGAATATTGGCAAAAAATAATAGATAAAAAACACGACAACATTGACTTTTATTTTCTATATAACGACCCAAGTATTGAAAAAGAATATATAATTAGTGGAAACGACATATTTTTTAAAGAAAAAGAGACATATATTCCCGGAATATTTAATAAAACCATTCGCGCATTCAATGTATGTAATTATACTAAGTACGATTATATCATTCGAACAAACATGTCCACTTTTTTTTATATACCAGGACTATTAAGTTTTTTACAACACGCAGAACCTTCTAAAATTTACGCACCATTGGTTAAATATTCCGAACGTTATAAGTATACTTTTCCTGTTGGTTTCTGCATAATAATGCATAAAAGCAATGTTGACAAATTAATGGCTAATCTTTCTACTATTAAAATGAAATATGACAATAAATTTGTCAACTTTCCTGATGACGTTTTGTTTGGTATTATTTTTAAGGAGTTAAACATACCATATGATAATATTATACAATCATCCCTAATTAGAAGCGGTGAAATATATAAAATAGTACCATCGCAAACGCACATATTAAACACTAAATTTATATTTAGGAATAGAGATTATCATTTTTATATTGACAAACACGGCAAACAACAAAATGATATAGTAAAACGTTTACAAGATGAAATACCCAGATGGGAACTAGTTGTAAAATATTGTATATAATTTATACTATCATTGCGCATACCTTAGTTTGTACAATGCTCCAATGGTCTTCATTATTAGGATTATTGTAAAATTTCGGTAAATTTTTAAGGTCCCATAGAAAACAAAATTCTTCATTATTGGGTACTAGTTTCATAGTAAACTTTGGACTACTTAGCTTTGATTCACTGAGTAAAATTTGCAAAAATATCATTGTCGATTCCCTCCACATTTTATGTCTTTTACTGCTATCATAAAGTAGTTCTTGTTCCATTCTTTGTAGATTTTCAAATTGTTTATGTAATATTTTTAAAAATAGATCATTATTTTTTAAGGCAGCTATATTTGTGTTTCGACAACAAGAGAACCTTTGTTTGTTTGGATGTGATTCGAATGCAAACCCATGTTTATGTATAGTATCTTTTACTTTTAATAAAAATTGTATATTATTTATATAAAAATGCGCGTCATGATAAATACCACCATATTTCCATAAAACAAAAATACGACCTATGTCAGCAATAAATGCCGGCAAAAGCGGATTTATTTTAGAAAGAAGTCTTGCGTATTCAGCATTATATTCTTTAATCTCTTCATAGAGAGATACATAATTATGAATTTTAAAGTCTAAATTATCATGCTTAACATATAGTTTTGTTAATTTTAGAACCTGTTCTGGAATTACCGTATCATATTTATCATATTTATTTATATAAATATAATGAACAATTAATTTATCGTCCATATTAATTTTTATTACTATTACTATTACTATTATTATTTTATTTATTATTTATTATTTATTATTTTATTAAAAACTTGTTAATAAAACCCCTGGTAATACATATTTTATTATATAATTCTATATCTTTAGTAAGTCTTACTTTAATATATGCATACATCTCTCTATGACGATCATTATTCATATCAAGTTTAAAGTGATTGGGTTTGGTTTTATTTTGCTTACAAGGGTCTATGTAAGGAACCACTATTTCCGTTTTAAATCCCAACATATTTGTAACATATTTTAAATCGTCTTCTAAATTTTCAAAAATTATTATAAAATGAAAATCTAATATATTATTTCTAAACCATACTTTGGACGAACAACCGTAACAATTGCTACATAATTTGTCAAATTGAGCTCTATTTGTTAGATATAGTTGTTCCAAATTATAATTAGGATTTTCTTGTAAAGCAAAATGATTAAATGAACTAATAAATCTATGAATTGGATTTCTTACGCACGTTACATTAAATTTAGAAGGTAACCTTGGATATAAATTATGATTAATATGCGCCAATACTATTTTTTTTTTATCTAGAATCGGTAAAATTTTGGTTAATATGTCATCATTCATAATATCAGGCATATTAAGTGACACATTCGAAGTATAAATATCTTCTATATGTAATCCGCTTGCTAAATATAATTTCCTAAAAAAATCACGTAGTGAAGTTCCACCACATTTGGGAATATGATAAAACACTAATTCAAAAGAATCCTTCCCCATTATATGATAATTAATAATAATAATATTTATGTTAGATATTTATAAACTACGCTAAATGTTTATATATTGTTGATAAATTTCAATATTTCTGAATAAAAATGCTTAAAACTTAAGTGAGTTTTATCCATTTTTGTTAAATATTCATGTGTCAGTTTATACAATTCAAATAACGTTTGCCTATCACTTAACAATATATTTAACTCATTTATATCATCAAAAAACATGGGATATTCGCTTCCCAAATACTCCACGGTACCATAACATCTTGTGACAAATATAGGAGTATTACTTATGATACATTCTAATATTGAGTTATTCGCGGCTGCATCAAATAACGGCATAACAAGTATGCTTGATTGAATTAATTCATCATACTCTTCAAAATTATCCAGATATGGCATATCAATCTCATTATTAAAATCAACAAGGGTCTGGGGGTTTAAATTTAATCCACTAATAAATGATTGTAAAAAATCGGTTCTTTTTTGATTATTTAGAATTCCACTTAGCCATATTTTTGTATTAATTATAGGTGATGATATATCCAACAAATCGGTAATTCGTCGCAATTGTTGTCCTAATAATACTATATTAAATAAATCTGTCCTAGATATAAATAGATGTAAATCAAACATGTTACTTAATCTCTCGGTTGGATGATATAACATTGTTATTTTTGGAAGCTTATATGTAATAAAATTCCGAACCCATTCTAATTGATATTTACTTAAAACAAATAACCCTTTACACGATGATAGCGAATTTTTAAAATTATCACAAGAAAATAAACTATTTATATGTAAAACACTATCAATATATTTTGGCGGATGTGGAGTAATATGAATTATACCTACCCACGGGTTATTTATAGCGAAGTTATCCCATAAGAAGTATTTTTCACAGCAATCAATAAAATAATATCCCTTAGATATGTTTAATTTAGTAATTACTTGAGACTGTAATCCATAATTAATAACTGATTTCCACCCACCTCTATGCGCAACTGTATTATAGTAATTATTATTAGTAGTTAATTTTAACGTTTTGTAAGAAATATTTAATTTATTGTTTGCTATAAAAAAATTATGACCACCCAATGGATTATTACCACTTACGCTTTCCTGAGAAAATCGTAACGCAATATCTCTTGGTGCGACTTGACCAAGCTTATAATCAATTATAGATTTTGAAAAGTAAACGTCTTCAGGAAATACATTAACATTTGCGTTTTTCATATACTGTAAAGTTGATTTTCCGATTATTAAATCTTTTAGTTTTACTTTAGCAATTACTTCAAGCATAATAGATTTGCTTCGCAATGAGAATCCCCCATTTCCAACACCATAACAGTTATCATCTTGTTCATGCTTCCACGGTGCTCCGACATAATCATACTTTAAAAATTTATCGATATTATGTGAATGAAATAAAAAACTATCTTCTTGATAAATTAATAATTTTTCACCATTAAATTGTGACCAGAATGCAGGTTTCATTAATAATACATTATACTCAGAAGGTATTATATTATAAATATCTAGTTTTATAATACGTATAGATTCACTAATTTGGCTACAACACTTTTTCATTTCGTCATAATTATTATTTCCACATACCACTGTATGCGACCACTTTGGCAATTTTAATAACATATTTCTTAACAAAAATTCTAAATGGTCAAACCATCTAAATTCAATCAATACCGTTTCATTATGACAATTGTGTATAATTTCAGGTATTTCAATATTTTGTACCAATGGTAATTGTTGTAAACAGGCTTCACGAAACGTTTGCTTATCTACAATAGCTATTTCAGTTGATTCCAATGTTTTACTAATATTATCTGGTAATTTTATACCTACTTTTGCATTGGCGGTAGGTGTATTATATAGTCGACGTTCATTAATTCCATAATCTATATAATGTTTTACTGCGTCATGTTTATTGGTTACATGATTTAAATCCGGATTCAGTGATATATATGTTTTCCAGTTAAAATCAATAGGAACATTATATCTATAAGACCGGCGTTCATTAATGCCATAAGTAATGTAGTGTTTGATAGCAGCCGCTTTGGTGGTTACATGCTTTAAATCCGGATTCAATGATATATAGGTTTTCCAGTTAAAATTGTTAAGAAATTGTTTGTTCATAAATAATTACAATACTTTATAATGATAATTATAACAAAACACTAACTTATTATATAACTAATGTATAAAATTAATATAAATAATTTATGTGGTGGTATATAAAGGAACCCCATGGCAGCATGATATGTTTAGGTGTGATTTTATACATTTTTGTAAATAATTTCTCATAACATAAATATTATTATTATAATTAGTAAATGAACCTATCAAATTATATAATTTTTTTCTCCATACAATACCAGTATTTGGAAATAAAACTTTGCTAAAATTACTAACAAAAATCATCATATTTTTTTCAAATTTTATACATTCTGTATAATTATTTTCAGTTATATTATAACTACTAAAGGTAATATCTATATTTGTGTTCATATTCAAATAGTTACAACAAATGTTTGTATAATCGGGGTCGTGTTTATCTATTATACCAATTATTGCAAGATATGGTGTATCACACCGTTCAAATGCTGTGTTTACAAAATCAGAATAATAATTTATATTCGTAACAACATGGCTAACATTTATTGATAATTCAGAATATTTTAATAGGTCGCGCATAAAATTATTATAATTTTCATCATCCTTCAATTTGTCGGATACTATTATTTTCAATATGTGCTTTTTATAGCTATGCTGATTAGTAAAGTTATTATAAAGATTTGCAAGTTTTACAACATATGTATCTAGGTTATCCATAAAACAGAACCACGTCATATTGTTAGTATTGGTTTCTGTATTATGGCGATTCTCATTAATATTTTCCGCTTTTTGTATATCATATTTTATTTTATTATTAAATGTCTCACACAAAATGTGTGATTTATCCATGTTTTGCAAATACAGTGTTGTTTCTTTTATCCTACTGCACAAATAATCATTGCTTTCTAACATATTCAAGTCTTTTTCATTTTCAAAATATAACGGATAATTAATACCCAAATATTCTATTAGAGCAGGCATTTTTCTTACTATGATAGGTGTATTAAATTTTATACATTCAAGTATAACATTATTTGCGGTTGTATCTTCCAGGTCTAGATACATACAAGAGTTAACAAATATTGTTTCATAGTCCCGATTACTTAATTCTTTGATAATGGTAATATCGCTAGTATCAAACCTCTTGGACAGAGTATTCCACTCTTCTTCAAATCCCTTTTTAATCAATATTGTTTTCTTAAATTCATTTGGTAGTTTACACTTTATAAAGCTTTTAAAGTTTCTAAGCCACCAACCAATATGATATATTTGTTTAGTTTGACTAAATAATGTAAAATCAAACGTTTTTTCTTCACCGGTCATTTCAATTGGGTGTGATATAGATACTAATTTGGTTCTCATATTTGGATACATATTATATAAATATTCCTTATGGTTACACGTCAGCGTATATAAATATTGTATATTTTCCGTTAATTTAGATTGTTCTAATTTTTTAAACAAGTTAGTATTAGTATGTTCATCATTATAAATAATAGATTCGTGTATATTTAATGCGTATGCTGGGTTATACCATTTTGTAAAAGGCGGATTATGTAAAAAGGTAATGATTTTATGGTTTTCTTTTTGTATTTTATGAACCAACATATTGTTTTCTTTTTTGTCCCCCCATATCAACAATTTTTCAATCCACTCATCAAAAAAGAATTTTGACGTATAATTATTGGGTGTTTCACTATAATTTTGTAAAAATTGATTTATAACATATTTCCATCCGCAGTAATGTAATCCATAATTATCATAAATTTGCTTACATATTAAATTATTTATCGAGACTAACACAATATGTTCCATATCTGCATTTATGTCAACTATTTTGGCTACATGATTAATTGTTTTTTTTACAACAATATGGGATTTCCAATTATCAAATATAAAAATATCCCCATACCATTTATCAATTATATTAGGAATATATATATTCGTACTATAAAATGCTAAAAACCCAATCATCCACGAAAATGTGCCACCAGACATTAATATATTATTACATGTGTTTCCAAACATAATAGTATCATGTTCGTTAGCTATGTATATTCTTAATTGATGTTTAGTGATTAATTTTTGACAAAACGGGTCCTCTATATTATCACTTGTTATGTATGCTTCGTCATACTCAATAGTAGATATTATACTATCGACATAATCATAACTATCATAACTTTGTTTCTTAACATCTCCTAATCGAACATGAATAAATAAGTCGTTGTTTTTGTTATATCTTTTATTATACACATTTTTTTCTATAATTTTATTTCGCACCTTTTCTACTTTAAAATATTTATATAGTATTTTACAAAATTCATTTGTTTGGAACCATACGTTATTTGTTATAATTATATTACATGGTTCCAATTTATTTGTCAGAATATGCATAAAATTATCTTCTGTAACCAATAAATGTGTATCATATTCATTAGTTCCTTTATAAAAATAAATCCCTAATTTACCAAATTGGTCAACATGTTTATAACTACATTTTAGGTTATATTTCATCGAAATTATATTTAAAAACATATTCACAAAAAATAAATTACCAAATCGACTATTATGAATATTACTATTATTAAAGTAGGAAAATGACCTACCCTCTTTTAATCCATACTGCTTCCAATGCTTCCATGCGGATTGTTTTGTGCTTTCGCCATTAGAGTTTACATCAGGATTTATATTTAAATATAATTTCCAAGGAAAATCATCATAAGTTACATGTTCATTCTGATAAATCGTAGATTTTTTAGAATTGTTTGAAAAATAACATAAATATTTTTTATTTGGATTAGCTTTTATATATTCTAAACTTTTATATTGGTTATCTTCTAAACAAATCCCTTTATAAAAATCGCCATATTTATCTATATTTTTAATCATAATATAGATAAATTTTTTATTTTACTCATTTCATACTTGTATAAGTAAACGATGAATTACGTTATGTTTCGTTTATTGTCCATGTAGGACAATATTTTAACAAGTCTTCCTGTGTAATTCTACGATTTGACCGTATTTTAAACAATTCTAATTTGTTTGCATCATATGGGTCTTGTGGACGTTTGGTATATGCGGCTTTCATTCTATATTCGGTTTCTGCTTTCATAGAACATAATGGAGAGACATAATAATAAGCAAGTGATGACCTATATGTATTTTCAGGGCATGTTATTGTATCAGGCATTCCGTGCCACGAAACATCATTTGTCTTGAATATAATTGCTCTATTAAATTTTATGTGCGTTTTTTGAACACATTCGGATACGTCTTTATTCCAAAGCTCGTTTGCTCCATTCCATTCTTCTTTCCAATCCTTAGATAAAAATAATATAATATTGATTCGGCGTTCTTTACCAGAATATGGATGTTTTTCATAGTCTAAATGTATATCTAGTTTCCCATGATTACCGTGTCTATGTAATCCAGCACCATGTAAATATGGGTCATATTCTAGGTCTTTTATATTAGTAATGGATTTTACTATATCCATAAACGGTTCACACGACATAATATAAAAATAATCTTTTAAGTCAACCGGTAGCGTGTTTATATTGTCATATGCATATTTTACTTCTATCGGATTACAATATTTATGCCATCTACTTAAATCATCCGGAAATAAGGATGCTATTTTTTCAGCATAGTCATTGTTTAAAAAGTTATCTATTACAACATGTTCAAATGGTTCTGCGCATAAAAACTTATTCTTAAAATTATCTATATTATGTATCCAATTTCCTAGATATTTACTAATATTGGTATTATTAAATGTATCTAAATACGTGTCTATGATTTTAATATCAGATTCATATACACAACTCATATATATTATAAATATTTGTTTATATTTGCAACGGTAATTTCTTTAATAGAATCACGATTTTCAAATTTTTTATAACTAAATTGACATCTATCATCAAAAATATACACGTGCTTTACATTATTTAATGTATATTTGTTCAATAACCCCGGGACTACGCCAGAATTAATAGCAATAATTATTTTAACCTGTGTCGATATTGCTGCTATGTCTTTTATAGTTAAATTATCATCCATAGTACAAGGAATGCCGTCTACTTTCGTCGTAGTCATTACTTTATATGTGTTATTTAAGTCTCCTATATGTTCATCCCATTCGGACTTATTATATTTAAATTGACCAGACATGGGTTGCGAATTGAGAATTAAAATATCAAGCTTCCGGTATTTATTGTTAAACTGTTTATTTAATTCACGATAGCGCTGTTTCAGGTTGCTATCTTTGTAATAAAATGTTTTTATCGTTATTTTTATTTTCATAATCTCCAATACATTATTGAAAAAGCTAGCAAAAAATCTATCATAAAAACTGCGTTTCAATCCTAGTTGACAATTTTTATTATATATCTTTGTCCAAGATAATCCTCTCATTTCCTTATCAATCCATAATTCAATCGAATTAGGTGGTTTGTTCTGAATATTATCAATTATTACATTTGGAATATCATTAAATTCTGATACTTGTTTAATATATTCCGGTTGACAATAATAATGTATTGTTATGTTATTTTCCACAATATAAGATTTAATTATCTTAAAAAATAACATATTAAATACATTATCACCTAAATGATACAAATTATGAAAATAATATTTTTTAATGAGCATTTATACTAAATAACGTTATTTTTTATTTTCGCCACAACTAATGACGTGCTTTTATTATTAATATAATTAAATATTTTTACCTCTTTGCAGTATTGAGCACCTATAACATTTTCAGCGCAATAGTCACCGCCTTTCACTATAATATCTGGCTGTAATAGTTTGATTATATTATAAGGCGTATCTTCGTCAAATATAATTATATAGTCAATAAAATTAAATAAAGATAATATGTGTGCGCGTTCGTCAATATTGTTAATAGGGCGTGAGAGACCTTTCAAACGTTGAATCGACTCGTCGCTATTTAATCCTACTACTAATATATTTCCCTGGGATTTACTATATTGAAATAATTTAATATGAGCAGAGTGTAAAATATCAAAACACCCGTTTGTAAAGACAACATTAGATTGCTTTGATAATTCAGTTATTTTATTTATTTCGTAATCGAAAATAATTTTATCATGTTCCAAAACTTTTTTTTGGGAAAACTGAATATAATTTTGTATATCAGATTTGTCTACAATAGTATTCCCTATCTTAGTTGTACTTATTCCCGCTATGTAGTTTGCGACTTTACACGCATCATATAAATCAGTTGATATACTAAACATATAAATAAGTACGGAGAGAAATATGTCTCCACAACCAGTCACATCTACTACATTTAATGATGTTACATGCTGTATATTGTTATGTAGTTCGTTAAAAACGACCCCATCTTTCCCACACGTTATAATCAAGTTTTCACATTCAATATGTTCTTTTATAAATTGTAAACTTTGACCGATATCGGATGTGTTACTTATTTGGGTCGCTTCTGATAGGTTTGGCTTGAAACAAAAACAGTTTTTATATTTCAAATAGTCGCGAATCTTGGGGTCAATAAAGGTATATATATTATGGTTATTTGCATATGTTATAAGGGACTTTGACAAAGAATACGTCAATAATCCTTTATTGTAATCCGATAGTACGATAATGTCTATTTGTTTACTCGTAATATAATTAAGTATTTCATGTTCAATCTCTTCTGAAATATCGTGCGTATCTTCAATATCATATCGGCAATTTAATATATTATTATAAAAAACGCGATTCTTTTGCGTAGTTTTACGCGATTCGTCTACCCATAATTGGTGTTTTATATTTAGACTATTTAATAAATGTATCACTTTCTCTCCGCAGGAGTCGCATCCTATAACTGATACTAATTCAATATCCATACCCAAGTGGTATAAATTATTGGCTACATTCGCACTACCACCTAAAATACAATTTGTCGAAATAATGTTATGAACAGGAATATTTGCCGCTTCTGGTGCGGTTCTTGTAATATCAGAAATGTAATTTATATCTAAAATTATATCTCCTACAACAATAACCTTCATATAATTATCATTTATTTTATATATAACATATTTTTATATGTAACATATTATATTAATTACCCTTCTTTATTCTATAACTATCATCGTCATAATGTTTCGTTGATACTTCGAATACTTCGGAATCTTCTAGTGCGATTAATTGGTGAGGGGCTCCTCTTTCATTAGTAACTACATCACCAACCGTTAATTGTTCGGTATATTGGACCCCATTAGTCGTTTCTATCCATAATAATAA